CTGGTATTCCTACTAGCAATGTTGGTAAGATTGAATATTTATTAGACGGTCGCCCTATGACAGAAGAAGAACTAGAAACCTTGTATAAGTACAAGCCAGCTAGTGAGCCAGCCGAGTTTCTCACTATTGCAATTGAAAATGTCGTAAACGTAGAAGGCTAATTGATAAACAGTGGGGCGCGAATACTATAAACGCGCATTTAATACTAAAACCCTTATATATAAACACTATGTCTGACACTTCTCTTACTCATATTGAAATGGTTCATTTGCAGATAGCACTAGAGCAAGCTATACAAGAATGCGATAAACTAATACAATCATGTCAGAGTATTAAAACAGATCATTCTATTTGGAGCGAAAAGAAGCAACACATAACAGAAGCCCTATCCAAATTGCAATACAAATACAATAGGGACGAGCTATGATTATACTATTGATTGCGATATTCCTATTTGGTTGTTTCTCTAACATTAAACATTAAATAGATAAATATCAAATACCCTCAGATCCTCTGTACTAGTACAGGGGATTTTTTGTATATATATAAGGATTTATCACTAACATTAGTGAGAAATGGCTTATAGTAGTATAAGGGGAAGCAAGTTCCATGCCAACCGACTTGGCACGATTCGTGCTGGGGAGCAAGTGCCATGCCAACCGGAAAACCGAGAGTTGCAAGAAAAGGAGACCCCAACTCTCGCAACTCTCTGGAGTGCGGACTTGGCATAGTCTATGCTGGGGAGCAAAGAGCATGCCAACCTAGACTTGGCATGAAACGTGCTGGGCTTTCGATTGGGTACTCAAAGATTCTTTGAGAAAGTTGGTGACAATCAAAATGCATCCGTGCGAAAGTCTTCCCGTCGTCAATGACGGCGACACTATAAAACACAACATGGAAAACATCATCACCGCAGAGCAAGCCACCAAAGTCCGCGCCGCCTTGATTGGCGGAATGGTCGCCTTGGAAACCGACATCGTGTTCCTTGAAGACAGGACTTCCTTGGTCGCTAGTCGAAAGCGGCAGTTGCAGGAAATCAAGGACGCTCTGAACCTCATGACCTACCGCCTTTCCTTCATCCCCACGGATGTGAGCAAGACTCATGCCATCATGGCTCACTCTCGCGCCAAGGCCGATCTTTTCGCAGAGTGACCCAAGGCTAGACTGGCACGGCTCTTGCTAGGACAGCAGGGACCGTGCCAAGTCTCTTTCCAAAGGAGAGTTGCAGAAAACGGAGTCCCCGATTCTTGCAACTCTTTTTCCTTGACAATCTTTTTCCACTTTTTGGCTTGACGCGCTTCGGACCCTATGCATGACCCTGAAAGGTTTTTCACTTTTCTTTCACTTTCTAGGTGACAACGGAAGCGACCCGTGAGAGTCTTTCCTTGTCGCCAATCACGGCGACGTTTTAAGAAAGCAACGCATCATGATTGACACCACCACCATCCGCGCCGGTCGCCTCGCCACCATCCTCTTGACTGGCGAACACAAAATGAACAAGGGGGGCCGCGCTGGCGTTCCCCTGAACCCGCTCTTGGGTCGCGTGACCCGCGACCACCGCATCACGGTCACCGTGGCGGGGCCTGAGACATACTCCAACGTTTTAGAGGCCCGCACAGGCGAGGCCCCCGCTGGCAAGGCCCCGTGGTTCACTTGGGTCAAGGATGGGTTGGTCATGCACAAGGAAAGCGGGGCCTTGTATCTGGCCGCCGTTCCTACGTCCGCCAAGCGGGTCACCCGTTACCTTGTGGATGGCCGCGAAGCGACCCCCGAGGAACTCGCCACCATTCGCGACTATAGCCCCGACAAGGGGGAACCGCAGTTCCTTTGCTTCGCGTTGGAAAACGTCGCCAATCTGGCCGACTGATTCAAACGAAAGTCAAGCACAACCCCCTCGAAAGAGGGGGCTTTTTCTTGTCAAGATTGCCAAAGATTGCCCTTGACAGACCCCCCTAATTTTGAAAAGATCCTCGACCTCTTTTCTGAAAGTGGGGGGAGGGGGGATGAAAATCATTCTGCCCTTAATCTATAAAACCTTCTTTTATTAATATACCAATTAAAGAAGTCTATCTATTCTGCCCTTAATTTAATAAATACTTACTATCTCTATGTAATAATATATATATCTCCATATAAGACCCCCCTATTTCTCAAAAAATAAGACCAAAAGCCAGACCCAAAAACTTTGCAAGGTCAAAAAATCCCCGGAGCCTCCCCTGAAAAATACCTTTTTTAGATATAGCTTGTGTAGATATATCTAATGTTAATCAAATGTTCTGTCTGTGGGGTTGACAAAGAAGATACAGAGTTCAATAGAATAAAAGGCAAGTGCAATACTTGTTGCTACTCCCAAGAATACAATAAAATTAAAGAAAAGATGGGAAACGTTGATGGAGGCGAGATAGTTTATCTCAAAAAAGTCATCTTAAGTAAAGCAAAAAAGCGTTCAAAAAAGAAAAATCTGGAATTCAACCTTACGCTGGGGGATTTAATAAACATTAAAAATAATACCTGCCCCATTTTAGGCCACGAAATCCTATACAAATCAGGCATCGACCACAGGAGATCAGCATCATTGGATAGAGTAGATCCAAATAAAGGATACATAAAAGGTAACGTTAAAATAGTATCCTATGAGGGCAACTCCCTAAAGAATAGAAATAATTACCATTCCGCCGTTAAGATGCTGGAATATATAATACAAAATTCGCCGCCAGAAGATATGACCCCCGAAAAACAAGATAAATTACTTAATCTTCTTAAAAATTTTAATTAATTCTTGCTCAAATTCGGGGTCTTTACTATATTCTATATTTATTTGTTTTGTATTTTCCTCTCCTTTAATTATAATACTAATATATGGTAAATCATATTTCGCACAAGTCATGGACGCGAGAGATACTAAACACGAATCGCAAATCTTTATTTGTTTACCGTCTTCTGCAAGCATATTAAAATAAACAAGTTTACGCACAGTGAAGAATAATAAATAATCTTGTTTACTATATGACAGTTCGCAACCCTCACAGCAAATCTTCTTTCTGCAAGTCTTAGGGTTTACAACTGTAACATTTAATTTATTCTTCATTCTATATAATACATGTAATTAAAATAATAAGGCTAATTAAAATGTCAAAAAAAGATAATTCCCCACATGTCGCGCAAAAAGACAAGGTAAAAGACGATTTCGAAATTCGTAAATTAAAATGGACCCCAAAACAAGAGGAAATTATTGCTGCTGCTTTAGACAAAAGCACTAATATTATTATTCTTGATGGGCTTCCCGGCACAGCTAAAACGCTATTGAGCGTTTATTGCTCATTAGAGCTACTAAAAGCTAAAAAGATATCCGATATTGTATATATCCGATCTCTAATTCAAAGCACAGATGGTCAAACTGGCTTCTTAACTGGCGATCTAGACGAAAAAACCTTCTTCTATAATGTACCTCTATTTGATAAGCTGGAAGAATTACTAAATAAGTCCAGCATCGAATTACTAAATAAGCAAGAAAGGATTAAAACATATCCTGTTTCTCTACTTCGCGGCTATACCTTCAATGTTAATTCCGTTATTTTGGATGAAGGTCAGAACATGATGTTCGATTCTCTTGTAACTGCTGCTACCCGTATGGGCAAGTTTAGCAAACTGTTTATTTGCGGTGATACCATCATGCAAAATGACTTAGGCAAGAAGTCTGGCTTTAAAGAATTTTGTGATATCTTCCAAGATCAAGATAGCAAAGATCATGGTATTCAATATTTTAAACTTGGACCAGAAGATATTATGAGAAGTGGAATTACTCGCTTTATCGTTGATAAGATTACTAAATATAAATCAATTATTCATTAAACTTTTGCTTCATCCTTTGATGAATAAGTCTTGATAAAGTATTAGCGCATTTAGTCACTTTTGTTTCGGACTCATGCCAGAAGAATGCGTGTAATACTTCATGTATTAGAATATTGATCGTTTTTTGCTTGGTTAGAGTTGGGTCAATTTTAATCTTTGGGTTTTCCATCTCTGGAGAGTCGCATATGCCATAGCACCCTCTAGGAGGTTTAACCCAATTGATGAAATACTCAACTTTTTCGTAATTTTTAAACGAATACTTCATTCTATTACAATTACACTTGCTTTTTTACTGTTACTAAACTATAATAAATTAATGAATTATGCAAAAAATTTACTGCTCCAAATGTGGAAGTCCTAATTTATACACGCAAGCAAAACCAAAATTTTGTTCCGCTTGCGCTAATCCATTCTATGGCGTTGTCGTAGAAAAACCACAAGATAAAAAGGTAAAAGAAAATAAAGTCCGCGCTCAGGAAGAGTACGATGAGCAAGACGATGATGAAGGCGAAGAGGAGCAAGAGTCAACTCCTATTCCTGAGTTAACAGGAGGACTAGATGTTGATATTGAATTTGATGCGCCAAGAAAAGAATCTCTTTCTAAGATTGCTGGAACTGTTCCAGATCAATTTCTTCAAGGCGTAGAGAGAACAGGGCAAAGCATCTCTAGCAAAGAGATGATGAAAATATTTAAACAAGAAGCCGGTACATTAAGGCAAAAATAAAATGGCTCATAAAGTCCAAAAAGAATCATTTGAAAAGAACATTGCTATAATAGACGAAGAAATTCGCAAACGCAAGAACAAGTGGAACCTTGCTGCATTGTCTTGGATTGATTTCGAGGACGTTGAGCAGATACTAAGGATTCATATTTACAAAAAATGGACTTTATATGATCCAAAGAAGCCTCTTGCTCCTTGGCTAAACATTATCATTTCTAATCAAATAAAGAACATCATAAGAAACAACTATGGCAATTATGCTAGACCTTGTTTGAAGTGTGCGGCGGCAGAATGGGATGACTCTTGTTCAATATATGGTGAACAGTGCAAGAAATGCCCCTTATATGCTCATTGGGAGAATAATAAAAAAGACGCTTTCAATACAAAGGTAACTCTTCCTCTCGAAAATCATATTAAAGAAGTTCATGACATGACAAACGAAGGCTTTGACCTTTTGAGAAGCACTCAGAGTTTATCGTCAGCACTAAAGAAAGTATTAAAGCCAGCAGAGTGGGTTGTTTACGAGATGCTTTGTCTAAGAAATAAAAGAGAAGAAGAAGTGGCAAAAGTATTGGGTTTTAAGACTACTGAAAAAAATCGTTCCCCCGGTTACAAGCAAATAAAGAATCTTAAACGTTCCATTATAGTCAAAGCTAAGAAGTGCATTGTAAATGGAGAAGTAGAAATTTATGTCTGAAAATGGAAACCAGCCTCAAGAACTTAATGATCAACAGAGATTGGCGATTTTAAATGAGTGGAACAATCGCCCTACTAATCCTCCTTCTTTGCTTGAACTTGTCAGGCTTGCTTTTCCTAACGTTGATGGCGCAGACGGTAGAAGTTGGCACGGTAAAAAAGTCAAAGAGTTCTTGTCAACAAGACAAATTAAAGCAAGAGCTTCATACGAATACTTAGCAAAAGATAAAATTGAACTATCTCCAGACCAAAGAGAATTTATTGCTAATAATGCTGGTTCAATGGGCGCACTTGAGATCACTAAGAGTATTTTTAATAATCAAAATCTTACTAGTCTCAGTCAAGAGACTCGTACTGTTATTGATTTCATTAAAACACTTGACCAGAAAGTAATTCAAGCAGGTCCAGTTTCTCAGAGAGAAGTAGAGAGCCTTTCTGACTCTGAATATATGCCGCCAAAGACATTTGAGCGGATGTTGTTTCGCATAAATAAATATGTTCACGAAGGTATTGATAAAGATAAAGTAACTTCACGCCAGAAAGCTGCTATTAATGCTATTATTGGCTACATGCACACTTATCGTTTCTTGCATCAGATAAATAGTTATACTTCTAACATTGATCGTGAATTATTTGAAAGCTCATTTGTCCGTTATACGTTTGATAAGCCAGATCTCACTCAAGAAGAAGTAGACCAATATATTGTATTGGCTACTGAAGTAGTAATCTCGGCTAATATTCAAGAAACAATTCAAACTTTACAAGATCAGATTGATGTAGAAGTAGATGGTGGCGGCAAAATTCCAATGGGTCTTATTGAAGCAATTAGCGGAGCAAGAGATGAGTATAATCAATCTACTATTCGCCAACAAAAGCTTCTAAATGACCTCAAAGTAAAGCGCAGTGATCGCCTTAGCAAGCAAATAAAAGAAAACGCCAGCATTCTTAATCTTGTTCAGATGTGGAAAGAAGAAGAGTCCCGCGCTCAACTACTAAAGCTTGCCGAAAGAAGAAAAGCGATGGTTAAAAACGAGATCGACAGGCTTTCTACAATGGACGAAATCAAATGTCGTATCTTGGGAATTTCAGAAGACGAGGTGCTAAATGGCTGAGACCTGCAAAATATGTCAAAAAGTTTATGAAGCTGATGTAGATTTTAATCGCCATCTCAAAGCTCATAAAATAAGAGTAATTGAATATTATCAACAGCAATTGCCTCGCTATGATCTCTTCGATAATTCTATTATCAATTATAAAAATAAAGAACAGTATTTCTCTACTGACTTTAACAATAAAAACAATCTTAAAAACTGGCTCAAAGCTCAGTCTCTAGAGAAACAGCAAGAGTACTGTAGAAACTTTTTAGTTAAACGCAAAGAAAAGAAAAATCTAGAATATACTCCTTCTCAAGTTGAGTTAAGGAGCGTTTTAAGTCCAAGTGTTATTTATTTGCAAGAAATTTTTGGTGACTACTATAAACTCGCTGAAGAAATTGGATTTAAAAATAAATATGTATATCCAAAGAGCTTGGAGAATCTTCCCAAGCTACAAACCAAAGACTCAATAATTTATATCGATACCCGCGAACAGAAACCATTTATATTTAATATGGCTTCTGAAGTTCGCACTCTTAAATTTGGTGATTATGGATTTAGCCATCCAAGTTATGATGGCAAACTTTACTTTGAGAGAAAGTCTATCTCTGATTTTATAGGAACTTTGAGTGCTGGGTATGAAAGATTCTGTCGAGAGATTGAAAAAGCCAGCGAAGCAAAAGCTAACATGGTTATTATCGTTGAGGAAAGCTTAAACAATACACTCTCATTTAACTATTTACCTCATGTGTATAAGAAAGCAACGAAGGTAAATCCTGAGTTCATTTTTCACAACGTTAGAGAGCTAATACAAAAATATCCACACGTTCAATTCCTATTTGCAAAGGGACGCAAGGAATCTGTCAGAATTATTGAGAAGATGTTCTCAACTGATGAGAACTTTTTTAAATACGATCTACAACTTTGCTACGATCTAAAGATGTTATAATATGTGGTATACCCCAGAAAAGTATAATAGAATAATTCCTAACTTAAATGATGAATATTCTAAATTAAAAGACACTCTTGAAGACAAAGAAGCCAAAATAACTTTGGCTAAATTTTTGCGTTCAAATATAGGCATAACTACAGAGCTAATTTCTGGTATAAAATTATGGCCTTATCAAGAGATCGTAATCAAAGGAATGTTGAACCGCAATTTCTGCATGAACGTATGGGGTCGTGGTGCATCCAAATCTTTCTCTGCTGCGGTATTTTGTTTTTTACAATGTATCTTTGAGCCTAAGAGTAAAATTCTAATTGCTGGTCCTACATTCAGAACAGCAAGAAGCATTTTTAATTCAATAGAAAAAATTACTGAGTCTAAAGGTGCAGACTTATTGATGCAAGCATTTGGTGCAAAATCAAAACGCAATGACGAATATGATTGGTCAATAAACGAAGGCTCTATTAAAGCTATTCCTCTAAGTGGCGAAAAGATTCGTGGTTTCCGTGCTAATGTTCTTGTACTAGACGAGTTTTTATTGTTGCCAGAAGACATAATTAAAAATGTATTAATGCCATTCTTGATTGTCCCTCAAGACATTAAAGAACGTATTAGCATTCGTGAACAAGAAGATGAATTAATTCGCCAAGGCGCAATGACAGAAGCTGACCGCATGGAATTTAAAAATACTTCCAAGATGATTGCCCTTTCCTCTGCTTCTTATACTTTTGAAAACCTTTATAAAACTTATAAAGAATGGTGTGACAACATTTATTCTAAAGAACCAACAAGTGCGACTTACTTTGTATCACAATTAAGCTATGAATCTTTGCCACCAGAGATGATTGACTCTTCTATTACAGAAGAAGCTCAAAACGGTGGCTCTTCTCATGCTTCTTTCTTGAGAGAATACTGCGCTCAGTTTACTGACGGTAGCGATTCTTATTTCAGCATGAAGAAGATGGAAGAATGTACTCTTAAGTTTGAAGAAAGGCCGCATTCTCAAATCAGAGGAGATTCTGGCAAGCAATATATCTTAGCAATGGACCCTAACATGAGCGACAGTCCAAATGCTGACTATTTTGCAATGGCAATTTTAGAAATAGACCGAGAAAATAAGAATGATGTTCTTGTTCATGCATACGCGGGTCTTGGAAGCTTAAATAGTCATATTAAATACTTTCATTACTTAATGACTAGCTTTAATATTGTTTATATCATTTGCGATAATGCCGGTGCCGATATTTTCTTTGACACTTATAATGAATCTCAATATGTAAACTCGGAATCTGAGAAGATAAAGTTTATTAACTTCGATTCTGATCTTGAGGGAATTGAATATACAAAGATGGTTCAGAAAGCCAAGAGTCAATACAACTTAGAAAATAAACAAATAGCAGTAACTCAGGTATTTACAACTACATTTATTCGAAGAGGTAACGAAAATCTGCAAGCAGCTATTGACTATAAGAAAATTTGGTTCGCATCCAAAACTGTAGCCAATGAATCTTTCTTTAATGAAGAAATAAACAAGAGAATACCTGAAGACCTTATATTTATAGAAGACATTAAAGATTGGAATAAGCTAGACCTTATAGAGCATCAAGATTTATTAGTTTACAACACTAAAAAGCAATGCTCACTTGTAGAATTTACTACTAGTAGTCGTGGATCTGTTAATTTCGATTTGCCTCAACACTTAAAACGCTCCAATTCCCCTAATAGAGCAAGAAAAGATAATTACACGGCTTTAATGTTAGCGAAATGGGGTTCTAAATGCTATAATGATATCATGACTACTGAAAATAAAATAGTAGCTGCGGGATTTACACCAATTTTAATTTAAAATGTGTAATTAATTATTAGGCTTATGGCAAAGGTTAAAAAAGAAAAATTTGAGGAATCTTCTTTCGCTCCAATGATGGTAGAAGGCTCTACTCCTGCTCATGGCGGCGTAGCAAGCAGAGTTACCGAGACAAGAAGCCGTAGAAATGCCGCATCAACGATTGAGAGAACGGATCGTTTTCGCAATATTGATGATGGAATGGTGCCATTTAATTATGCCACTGGGTATAATTATAATAAGTCCAATATTGACGTAAGAGATACTGTAATCTTATGCCAAAAAGCTTATTATAATTTTGGCCTTTTTAGAAACACAATTGATCTAATGTCAGAATTGTCTTGTGGCAATATACATCTTAAAGGCGGCAATAAAAGCGCAAGAGATTTCTTTCAAGCTTTATTTAACAAGATAAATATTACGGCTCTGCAAGATAAATTCTTTAGAGAGTATTATCGTTCTGGAAATGTTTTTATTTACAGATACGACACTAACATAAGAGAAGAAGATATCTCTAAAATTAGCCAAGTTTTTGGATCTGAAGCTTTGGCGGCAAAAGTTTCTTTACCTGCTAGATATATAATTATTAATCCAGCAGATGTTCAAGTAAATGGCAACCTTTCTTTCAATAGAGGACAGTACTATAAAGTATTGACTGATTACGAACTTGAGCAAATTAGAAATCCAAGAACAGAAGAAGACAAAGAAATATTAGACTCTCTTGATCCATTAGTAAAAGAGCAAGTTTTAAAAGGAAAAGCTACAGCGGTTCTCTTACATTTAGATACTAAGAAGTTTTATGCTGTATTTTACAAGAAGCAAGACTATGAACCTTTTGCTGTACCAATGGGTTTCCCAGTTCTTGAAGACATTAGTGCGAAAATTGAAATGCGCCGTATGGATATGGCTCTTACAAGGACGATCCAGCAAGTCATCTTGCTTGTAACGATGGGTGCTGAACCTGATAAGGGTGGCGTTAACCAAGAAAACTTAAAAACGATGCAGAATCTCTTCGCTAATCAATCGATTGGCAGAGTTTTAATTGCAGATTATACAACAAAAGCGGAGTTTGTTATTCCTCAAATTGCTGACATTCTTGACCCTAAAAAGTATGAAGTAATTGATAAGGATATCAATATCGGATTAAATAATATTCTAACAGGAAATGAAAAGTTTGCAAATACTAGTGCAAAGATTTCCTTATTGAGTCAAAAATTACTACAGGCTAGACAAGCTTTCGTAACTGACTTTCTACTTCCTGAAGTTAAGAGAATTTCTAAAGAGATCGGATTTAAAGTATTTCCCACTCCTTTCTTTGAAGATATGGATCTTAAGACAGATCAAAATCTTAATAGAATTTATACTCGTCTTATTGAGCTTGGCGTTCTTACTCCAGAAGAAGGTCTCAAAGCAATTGAAACAGGCGTTCTGCCAACGCCAGATGAGTCTGTGCAATCTCAAACATCATTTGTTGATTTAAAAGACAAAGGATTTTATCAGCCTCTAATTGGTGGTCCTAAAGTAGAAGCAGGTAGACCCGGAGGAACCACTGGAATTAAACAAACTACCAAAAACGTTAAACCAATTGGCACCTCTTCCAAGGCTAATTACAGTGTTATGAAATTAAAAAACATTGTAGAAGCTACAAACAAACTAGGAGAAGAAGTAGAAAATTCTCTAAAGAAAAAACACAAGCTTAAAAAACTAAACGATAAACAAAAAGAAGTCGCTCTTGATATTACTAAGATTATTGTCGCTAATGAAGACAAGTCTAATTGGGCTTCTAAAATAAGTGAGTATATCGAAACTCCTGTTGACAAAAATCCACAAAGAATTGAAGAAATTCACGAAATAGCTTGTGAGCATCAAGTCGATTCTTACATGGCTAGTTTGCTTTACCATAGCAAAATATAATGGCTACAAATAGAGTAATATATAATAACGAATTGCTATTCGTTGGACCTGCTCCAGCGAGTGGCTACTTTTTTTCTGATCCAAATGGTAACTTATTCAATACTGGAGTTTATAATTTAATTCAGCCTCTTAAAAGAATAAATCAATTCAGCTATCAAATCAATACTCAGCCATTAAGATTCTCAGAGATTGGAAATGCTTCTGCAATTTATGATTATATCTTAACTCCTCCTGATGTCAGTATTAGTTTTAATTATAACATAAAAGATTTAAGAAATGAAGCTCGCATGGGTTTCTATGTTGATCTTGGGCCTCCAAACTTAGATCAATTTGATGGCGGTCAAGTTTATCCTAGTGGCAATATCCTTTCTGGATTTTCTTTTGGAGATCAAAGTTACGCTTTTAATACAGACTTGACTCAAGCCACTAACAATACATTCAAGTATCCATTTAAATACAGAGACCAGCGCAATTTATTCTTAACTATCACTCCAAATAATACAGACGCAATAGGAAACAATATTTCTGGGTTTCCAGTCTTGGCTTTTGGTAATTGCTACATAACTTCTTATGGAGTTCAGGCTCAAGTAAATGATTTTCCTAAAGCTACCGTTAATTATACGGCTGATAATGTAATGTATTATTCTTCTGGAATAAACGCAGTATCTCCTTATTTAAATCCAAAGAGCGGCTCACTAAATACTGGAGTTCGTTTCAACATTCCAAACTACAATTCATTAGTAGAAGAAACTGGAAATGCTATTTCTGTTTTGCTTCCCGGTGAGATTGTTATTGATATATATGACATAAATTCTGTTTCTAAAACTAAGTCTAATAGAATAGTTCAAGACGCCGCAATACAAAGTTTCAACTTTAGTGTTCCGCTAGAAAGAGAACCTTTAAAAACATTAGGCTATGTCTATCCCGTAGATAGACAAATAAACACTCCAATTACTGTTGAAGGATCTTTTTCTACTATTTATAGGAATTTAAACTATTCAGGAGATTTATTATCAGATATAAGATCCAATTCTAAATACGATATTGTTATTAAGATGAATAAGAGTTCTGATACGATTATTAGATATGATATCAGAGGCGCAAAATTCAAAGACTTATCTTATGACTCTTCAATCGGCGCAAATGCTGTTTTAGATTTTAGTTTTTATTGTGATATGGATTTAAATTCTTACCCTCATTCTAATGGTTTGTTTATGAGCGGACTATTGAAAGGATTAAGCTACACGAATTTTAATACCAATGGTCCATTATAATTTCCTTAATCGTTAAATTTTAGTGTATAAATAATAAGCTACAAAATATGAATCTACAGGGTTTAGAAATTGAAATTTTAGAATCAAAGAGGTCTGGGCCTAAAAGCTCTGCTCAGACCCCTTCGAAACCCTCTGAAAGGCGCAAAGGTTCTAGCAAAAATCCTGCCGGTAGCGCAGGGACAAAAAGCGATAAGGCAATAGAGTTTTCTGCTAAAGTAGTAGAAGCTTTAAAAGCTAAAGTTAAAGAGCATAACAGCAAGTACTCTAAAAAAGTCTCCCTTTCTCAATTAAAAAAAGTTTATCGTAGAGGTGCCGGTGCTTTTAGTTCAAGCCATAGACCCGGAAAAACTAGAGGACAATGGGCAATGGCCCGTGTGAATACATTCCTAAGAATGATGGCTGGTAAACCAGTTAAAGATTCTTATCGCAAAGCTGATAGCGATGTAGCTAGAGCTTCAGAGATTGATATCTCTGATTCTTGGGAGCCAAATGATAGTGATTTTTCTCAAGCAGATACTGATATTCAAGATTATAATCTTGATTATGATTTTGAAGATGAGAATGATTTATACTTAGACACAGAACAAGAAAAAGCAAACTGGTTGGAATATATTTAATATGAAAAACAAAGAACTAGAAATAGATATCTCATTTAAGATTGTCGCCGCAGACAAAGAGAAGAAGACTCTCAACAAACCTTTTAGAACTCCTAAAGGCCCAAAGAAGTTCTCTGTTTATGTAAAAAACGAAAAAGGAAATGTCGTTAAAGTTAATTTTGGTGATCCAAATATGACTATTAAGCGAGACCAACCTGCTCGCAGAAAGAGCTATAGAGCTAGACATGGTTGCGATAAAAATCCCGGTCCAAAATGGAAAGCTAATTATTGGTCTTGTAAGATGTGGGAAGCCAAGAAGTCAGTAACAGACTATACCAATGCTTCAATTGAAGTTTATCAAGATAATTGGGATGGAAAGACTCTTTGGAATCAAGAAGATTTATTAAATATTTATCCAGATCTTTCTAAGGCTGACGATATTCCCATTGAAGATGATGTCGAAGAGATGATGTATCATAGCCAAGATGCTGCGGAAATGGCTGTCGGTCAATTCTCTCTTTGCGTAGATAAACTACAAGATTTAATTGTAAAGATTCAAACAGATCCAGAGATTGCTTTAGAAATTTCAGAGCCTTGGATCATAAATAAAATCGCTATAACTGAACATAATATAAACGCTATCCACACTTACTTAGTTTATCCAAAAGGGGGTTTTTTAAAACAAGATGGCGCTGAATCTGAAAACGAATCCGAAGATGAATCCGAAGATGAGTCTGAAGACGCTGGAGAAGGCCCAGAACTAACAGAAGCTAACTATATGACTCCAATGTTTATGGTTGGCAAAATGGTAAGAAACATTAATAGAGCCTGTTATCATTTTGGCAGCGAAGGAATTATTAAAGAAATAAAAGAACTACCTGATCGCATGGGCAAAGTGATTTCTTATGAAGTCACAAATGAAGGGCCAACATATAAAAAAGGCGATCTCCTTACTAAAACACAAGACCAGTTAATTCAAATAGGTTAAAAAGTGTACAAATATTAAAGAATATGAATATCTTATCCGCAATGCTAGAATTTCAAAATCAAGTCAAAATTTTTCATTGGCAAACTTATGGCTATTCAGAGCATGAGAGTTTTGGAGAGTTGTACGATAGTCTTTCTGGTCACATTGATGAATTTGTTGAGGTTTTTATGGGTAAATATGGTCGTATTGTAGCTAAAGATTCATTTGTACTAACTCTTCAAAATTATAAATCTATTAGCCCATTAGAGTCTATGAATAATTTCATTTCTTTTCTTAGTTCTGATTTGCCTTCTCAGTTAGATCCCGCCAAGGACACTGACCTTTTAAATATTAGAGATGAAATTTTAGGAAGTGTTAATAAAACTAAATATCTTATAACTTTAAAATAAATGAAATCTTTTATTCAAAATGGAGTAGCTGCGGTAAATGGTATTACCGTTAATTTTACTACTTCTGGTGTAGTAATTCAACCTCCTAATAGTGGAAATTCAAGAATTTTTATTACTGATATTACAGCTACTAATAATGCTATTACATTAATGAACGCAAGCGCAACTGCGACCGGAAGCGTTTTGGCTTATATTGCTCAAGGTAATTGCAATCTTTCAGTTCCAATAGATGTTCCTGATTTTTCAGGTGTCGCTATTTCTCCTGCAAATTCAATCGGCAGTATTAATTATTTCCTAGAATAAATATGAATTTTGATTTTTTAACAACATTTAGTTCCTCAATAAGACCTTTAGTATCTGAGGAAAAAGATAAATATCTATCATTAGCCAGCTTAGTTGATGTAGGGAATTTCATTCCTGAAGTTAATGCTGAGTCTAATATGGACCTTTTGCCTATTGCTTTTAATGCTTGCGTTGTAAATCGTGTTAATAAAAATGGAGACGTAATTGATTCTTCTATCGCTACTGAAGTATATAAAAATTTTATAAATAAGCCAATTAACATTGAACATAATCGCTCAAATATAGTTGGCGTTATTTTATCAGCAGGATTTTCTGAGTTTGGAACTGATTTGCCTCTTACAGAAGAGCAAGTAAAAGATAAAAAAGAACCATATAATGTTACTCTTGGCGGTGTCATTTGGAAAATAGTAAATAAAGATCTCGCAAATACAATAGAAGAGTCAAACGATCCTACGTCCAATAATTACATGAAGGTTAGTGCTTCTTGGGAGTTGGGATTTAATGACTTTGAAATAGCTGTTTTAGAAGGAGGCGAGAAGAATATTGAAAATGCTTCTATCATTTCCAACAAAGAAGAGATTGAGAAGATTAAAGGTAAATTAACTGGATACGGTGGTAGTGGAAGACTAAGCGAAAATCAATCTGTTTACCGTAAAATTAAAGGAAGAGTACTTCCCCTCGGAATTGGTTTAACTGCAAATCCTGCTGCTGATGTTGTCGGCGTTAGTGTCAAAAAACCAGAATCAGAAGAAATAGTGCAGCAAAAAGCAGAAGAAATTTCACAAACCTTAGAATCTAATGTAATTATCGAAAGAAAGAATATGAAAATATCTGAAGTATCGCAAATTACTGATGACTTGCTTAAAGAAGCAACCGCTTCTTCCATCAGAGATTTTATCGGAGAGCAACTCAAGGAAGCCTCTGAGAAATTTGCTGCTGAAAAGAAAGCTAAAGAAGACGCAATCAAGGACGCTGAAGAGAAGTATACTAGTCTCTCTGCCGATTCTGAAAACCTAAAGAAGGAGCTTGAGGCTCTCAAGCAATCTTTAGAAACCCTACAACAAGAAAAAGCTTCTAAGGAGAAGCAAGAACTATTTTCTTCCAGAATGGCTGGACTTGATGAGGAGTTCGATCTTGATTCAGAAGATAGAGAAGTAATTGCTAACGATATCAGAGATTTGGATGAGGATTCTTTCGCCGCCTACAAAAAGAAAATGGGCGTTCTAATGAAGGAGAAGAACAAGGCTTATAAAGCTTCTAAGATGCCAAAACAAGAGAAAAAAGAGACAATGGCTACAGAGGATAACCAAGTTGTTGCTTCTACCGAAAATGCTACTGTCGTTGATGATGCTATCAGCAATGGAACTCAGCAAGCTGACAAGATCACTGCTGGCGTTGTTGCTCCATCAAAGACAATTAAGCAAAAATATCAATCAGCTTTTAATGACGAAGGCTTCGTTATTACAAAATAAACAAACAATAAATATATAATAGGAAAACACTATGCCATATTCATCTACTAAAAGATTAATTAAACCATTTCGTGGTTATGGTGAGCATGAAGTTATCAACATGTTCGCTTTCGATCTCGAAACTGTAAACAAAGGAACTTTCGTTAAAGTTCTTGGAGCCGGTTGGAAAAATACCGATGATGCTCTAAATATTACATCAGCTACTGCTGTTGGAGCTTCTTACAGCAACGTAGTTTCTGATCGTTATTCTACCACTGCTCGCGTTACCACTGCTGGTACTGGCGACTTGGGTAAGGTTGTCGGACTTCTTCTCAATGACGTTCGTGAAACAGACGAAAACGGCGAGAAACTAATCTATAACCCTCGCAAAGCTGCTGAATTGAGTGCCGTTGTCTCTGGACAAACCGTACCAGTTCTCAAGCGTGGCGTCATCTTGGCTTATGCAACTGGAGCTACTGCTGGTAACTCTGCTTTCATTAACGCTAATGGTGAATTGGAAACCAATGCTACTATTTATGGTGGTAGCGGTGGTGCTAAAGTTGGAACTTATTTAGGTTCTGCTGATGATGATGGTTATGCATTATTGAACCTCGACCTATAATAAGCAATAATAACAACTAACTAATTAACTAAATAATATGAGACTTAAATTAAAAAATACGCCAGAACAAGTAGAGCTAATCAAAAAGGTTGGTTCTCGCAATGTTGTTGAGTCCGCTGAAGCTATGGAAGCTTTGGCCGCTTTCGTTGGACCAGTTATCCAAAAGGTACTCGCTCAAGCTGGTACTGCCGGTATGATCTATAGAGATATGGAGTTTAATGAGGATGATAGTCCTTCTTATCCTCTTGACCTTTATTACAATGAGGCTGCTGGTCTAGTTTCCGTTTGGTCACAAAATGTCGCTGGTGGTCTACCCACTAACTACATGGATCAACCAGTTCAAGAGTTGAAGATCGCTACTTATCGTCTTGACTCTGCCGTTTCTTTCAACAAGAAGTATGCTCGCAAAGCTCGTCTTGACGTAGTTAGCGGAGCTTTGGATCGTATGGCTCAAGAGGTTCTTGTTAAGCAAGAGCGCAATGCGTGGGCTGTTATTCTAAAGGCTCTCGGTGCTGCTGCTACCTTGAATGGTCGCTCAATTCCTTATTCAACCTCTGGAGCTTTGAAGCATCTTATCGCTCCAACTGGTGGTGCAAGAGCTTTTGATATGGGCTGCTTGAACGACTTGATTCTCCGCTTTAAGAGAATTAATGTTTCATTCGCTGGCGGCACTCCTTCTGATGCTTCTGCTCGCGGATTGACTGATCTCTTCATTAGCCCTGAAATCAAGGCTAAGATCCGCGCTTTCTCATTTAATCCTCTTTTCGGAACTTCTTCTACTACTCAAACTCAATTGTCTGAAGATGTCCGCACTGAGATTTATAGAGGTGGCGGAATGGAGAGCTTGTTCGGTATTAACATTATCGAACTAGTCGAACTCGGTAAGAACCAAAAGTATAACACTCTATTTGATTCATTTGACGTAACCACTTATCCTGACATCAATGGAGCAAATGCTATTACCTTCGCCACTGCTTCTCATGACCTCTCAATCGGTCTTGACTTGAGCCGCGATGCCTTCATTCGCCCTGTCGCTACTAACGCTGAGAGCGGTGGTCAACTCACTGTTCTCCCTGATGACCAATTTATCTCTCGCGCAGAGAAGACTGGTTTCTATGGCTTCCTAGAGGAAGGTCGCATTTGTGTTGACGCTCGCGCAATCGGTGGCGTTATCACCAACTAATTAAAACTTCTTTAGTTTTAACCCCGGAGGCAACCCTCCGGGGTTTTTTATTTTATATTTTTGTTTATATACATTAGTATATGGTATGGCTAAAAAGAAGAAGCAAAATTTAGAAGAGCTAAGTCAGACTCATGCCAAGATCGAAGAAAAGGAGTATCAAACTCTTGATCAGATTCTTGGCGACTCTGGATCAGATAAGTATGGTACTTTTAATGAAGACGAATATTGGAGTCAGCTAAACGCAATGACTAAAAGCGATCTTCAAAATCATGCTCTCAAAATGAATCTCATTCCCATTGATAACATGAAGATGTTGAGAGAACGATTATTGAATGAATTTCGCAGACACAATAACTCTTATTTAAAAGTATCTACAAATAAAAGAGTTACTGATACTAGTGTTTCTGATATTGCAAAGCGAATTTTAGCCGAAGGAAGATAATACAAATATATGGAACAGACTAATCAACAGCAACCACAGCAACCTCCATCCGTCAAAGACTTGCCAGATCCTACTGCACAAGTTGCGCTAAACACTTTTGTAGGTCTAGCTCGTCAAAGCAGATTGAGTTATGATGAGCATGTATATCTTGATAAGTGTACCGCTGCTCTTCAAGCCGCAATTAATGGGGCAAAGGGTCCAGAAATCCCTCCATTCCCAAAGATGCAGGTCTAAAATATTAGATCAAAATATTAGAAACGCAATCTTTAGCTCTCGATTTTTAGGGGGCTAAAGATTTTTTTGTGTAAATAATAATAAGGTATAAGGTTTTAAAATGGCGCAATTTGCTATAGATGAATTATTCGCTACGGGCGTTCAGATATCTGGTTTTATATTTGACCGTTCGAATAGTATAGGAGCTAATGGCCAAGTCCTAACAGCTACGTCGTCTGGCGTAATGTGGCAAGCAGATTCAAGTAATGCTGATCTTGCTGCTTTAAGTGGGCAGATTGCTGCTACTGGAACGTTATTAAATAATAGAATTAATTCTTTAAGTGGATATGCGAATGATACTTTCCTATCAGGAAATGGTATTACTAATTATGTTCCTCGTTGGAATGGGAGCAAGTTATTAATTACTGGAAGTATATATGATAATGGTACAAATGTTGGAATAGGTACTATTAGTCCAACAACCCTTTTGTCTGTTGGTGGTGCAGGTTCTACTTCTGCGGCAAGTGGCTTGACTTTTGGTGGAGATTCTACTGCAAATTTATACAGATCAGCAGCGGGGGCTTTAAAAATAGATGGTAGTTTAGGTATTGGCATTAACCCAGTTCAAAAATTTCAAGTTGATGGAACCGTTGGTAATCCTGCTTCTGTAGGCACAACTCAAAGCGGTATATTTAGAATTAGTAATACCACGGATAATGCAGTAATAGATTTTGGTATCAGAGGAGGAGGTTTAGGTGGATGGATACAATCAACTGATGAAACTAGTTTATCTGCAACTTATCCACTTTTATTAAATCCAAATGGCGGCTATGTTGGAATAGGCATAACTACTCCATCGGGTCAATTGCATTTAAGAAATATGGGATTTACCGCCCAATCAGGAATTCCCGATACAAACTCATATCCAAATGCTACTGGAGTTTTTGGTTTAGTTTTCGATCATAATACATATACAAATGGTCAATATAGACATAGATTCATAAAAGTAGATCGCTCCTCAAATATTCCTTTATACTTACAACAAGCGGGAGGCACTGCTAATCAATACATAAATCTAGTAAGATTTGGAGCGCACTCTCAGTCTTCTGATACTTTTGAAGTATTTGGTGATTCAAAAATAAATGGCACTACCAATATAACCTCAAATTTATTAGTTAGTGGAAACGCAGGAATTGGAATAGGTAACCCCGGTTATAAATTAGATGTAATTGGATCAGTAAGAGCAAGCGGAGAATTAATTAGCGAAGGAAATAACTCTAGACTTTCTTTGTTTAGAAATAATGGAATAAATTATTTTGATTGGGCAAGTGGTCAAAGTTTATATTTTAGTACTCAGACTTCTGTTGGTGGTGGCGGAAGAAGTACTTTAATGAGTATAACTTCTGGAGGAAATGTAGGAATAGGTACAGTTACTCCAAATGGTAGATTACATGTTGTAAGTCCTGATAGTACATATGCTTTTTCTGTGGCAGGTGCAACTAAAGGAGTAAGATTTAATCTCAACTCTGCTGGCACTTATATACAGGGCGTAGATAATACTTTATCTAGCTCTTATCAAAGTTTAATATTAGGTGGTTCAGATTTATACTTTCAAACAAATGGTCTAACTAATGCCGTTTATATTGATCCTAGTGGTGACGTAGGCATAAATACGACTTCGCCTACTTCTAAATTACATGTAGTAGAAACTACTGCAACAGGAACAAGAATTCAATTAGGTACTTCTTCTGAAAGTGCTTTGATGAATTCGGGTTCTACAAATGATTTATTAATTTTAAATGCTCCTTATGGCGTTAATTCAGCGACAACTTCTAATATTGGAGCAAAATGGGGTATTAAATTTATTGGAGCGGTCGATTCTCTTTCAAATAGCTTAGGGAAAACTTCAGCAATTTATGCTGTCAGCGAAGATACTTTGGGTTACAATAGAGGCACAAGTTTAGCATTTTATACAAATCAACTCAATGACCAAACTTATGCTGAAAGAATGCGTATTTACCATAATGGTAATATTGGTATAGGAACAACTGCTCCAGAACAAAAATTACATATTGCATCTTCTGCTGCTTTTGCTGCTATAAAATTTTCAAATAGCACTAATAGTGCCGGTATAATAAGTTATTCCGCTGATAATCTTTATTTTTATACATCAAATACGCAACGTTTAACAATAGATACAAATGGTAATGTTGGTATCGGCACAACTAATCCACTTAGAAAACTTCATATCACTTCAAGCGACAACCAATTGGTATTTATTTCTGGATCAACTGCTGGTACTTGGATGGATTTCCAAAGCAGTACAAGTAATTTATGGTCCGCTGGTGCAGATGGCACAAATGGATTTGCTATTTTCAATAGAACCACTAACGCTAATGCTGTTACTGTAGCAAATGGTGGAAATGTTGGAATAGGAACAACTAATCCTACCGTAAAATTACATATAATAAATAGCGGTACAGTATCAAGCATTGCTACAGTCAGATTAGTAGGGAGTACAGGAAATAATGCTGGTTCTCAAATTGAATTTTATAAAGCACAAACTCCAGAAGCCAGCATCGGGTTGGCATCTGCTGTCACCGGAGGTCTTTCTGATGATTTGATTTTACTTTCAGCTAATCCTAATTCTATTGTTCTTTCTGCTGGTGCTAGTGGTATATCTGTATTTAAGGCTGATGGCAAAGTTGGAATTGGAACTATAAATCCACAAACACTTCTTTCTCTTGGTGGACTTGGATCAACTTCAGCAGCAAGCGGATTAACTTTTGGAGGAGACGCTCAGGCAAATTTATATAGATCCGCTGAAGACACAATTAAAACAGATGGTTCTTTAGTAGTCACTTCAAATGGAACTTTTGCTGGTAATGTTGGTATAGGCACAACTGGCCCACTTACTGCTTTAGACGTAAGAGGTAGAGCTAGAGTTCAAAATAATACTGCTGGTACTGCATTTTATGTTCAACAAGATGATGGTTCAAACGATGTTGTAGAATTTTATAGAAATACTACTTCTAATTTTATATTAAAAAGTAATGGAAATGTTGGAATAGGATTATCAAATCCCGCAGTTAAGCTAGATGTTTCCGGTGGAAACGCTAGATTTTCTGATTATATAATTGTTGGTGAAGATTTAGCTTATCCTTCGAATACGGGTAGTGCTTATTTAGGGTATACCGCAAACACAGCTTTTGCTCCACAATCCAATTTAGAATTAATAGATGCACTATCTAATGCTATTGGTGTCAATGATCCATTAAGATTTAAAACTACTCTTAGCGGTCAGTATTTTTCTGGTGATAACTGGTATGCAGATCCAGCACCTTTGTCATATCGTAATTTATTGGATGGTAATGCGACATCTTATTTAGATGTAGTAACTTCTTCAGAATATTCTGTTGGAATTTCTGGAAAAAGGTTCGTTGTAGATTTAGCAGATTATTACAGAAGACCAAATTTTATACTTTTAAATACTGATTGGAGTCAAAACTGGTGGGGATTCAAATTAAATGTTGAAAATAGTAATGACTTAGTAAATTGGACCAATTGCATAACAGAACAAAATTTCCCTACTAATAATACAAGGGGAACAATTGCTTTAAGTGTTGCTAATTCAATTCAGGCGGGTGGTATTTCAAGATATTTTAGATTTTCTTTTGTAGCAAATCAAGCTATCTCTGCTGGTGCATTAAGAGTAAATAAAATTAGATCTTTAGGAAATCAAAACTATAGCTCTGTTATTCCTGTCTCTACTTCTTCTACTGGTCATTTAATTGCTTCTGTTGGAATTATTTCTCCAACTATTACTTCTTTAAGCGGAAATCTCGCTACCACAGGTTCAACCCTTGATTCTAAGATCAACTCTCTGAGCGGTTATTCCAACGCGAACTTTGCGACGATCCTTAACCTAGCTGCAACTGGTTCGGTCCTTGATACGAAGATTAACTCTCTGAGCGGTTACGCAGGTAACACTTTCCTTTCTGGAGTCGGAGTATCCAACTACGTCCCTCGCTGGAGCGGCACTAAACAATTGGTTACAGGTAGTATTTATGACAACGGCACAGGTGTCGGAATAGGCACTACAAATCCTGCTGTAAATTTTGAAGTTTTGGGCGCATCCGAAACAGCGGGTACTATTCGTATAAATGGCGGAAAAGTAAATGTTCTTGCTGTTGGAGAAATTAATTCTGCATTGGAATTTGCACAAAGAGATCTTTCTATTAGCGGTATTGTAGCTGGTAAAATAGCAAGTATATCAGAATTTTCTAATGGAGCCTATGCTGGTTTGGGATTTTACACTGCCAAACAAAGTAGAACGCCGGAATTACAAGAAGCTGTAAGAATAAATTACGATGGCAATGTTGGTATAGGAACAACAAATCCCGCACAAAAATTAGAAGTTAGTGGAAACATAAAGCTAACAGATGGTGGATATATTTATGGAGACACTACTGCGCCTTATTTAAGATTAAATCAAGCAAATGGAACGTATTTGGCATACAGCACGACATCTGTTCTAGCGTTATTAGGCAGCGTTACTACTTTAAGTGCTGGTTCAAATTATCTTGGATTAATAACAAATGGTTCAGAACGCTTCCGCATTTCTTCCAATGGTAATGTTGGCATAGGAACTACGAATCCTGTATCTGCATTACATATATATTCTGGAAATGGCACTTCTCAAATATTTAATCAACTTCAATTAACTAATATGGGTACGCCTAATCAAGGCGACATAGTAGGCATCGGTTTTGCAGCAGGAGAATCTACTGTATATGGAGTCAAAGGTTCAGTTGGTTTTGTAAGAACTAATAACTACGGAAGAGGAGCTTTAACATTTTATACAAATAACACTGCTGGTACTGAATCTGTTTCTACCGCTAACGAAAGAGTCAGAATTCAGGCTGACGGAAATGTTGGAATTGGTACAAATGTTACTCCATTAAAATTAAATGTCAGCGGCAGTATTTATATGGCTGCTGGAAGTGGATCTGCTATTAGTTGGGCTAATGATATTTCTTCTCAGTATCTAAAATATGATTCTGTAATTGACGGAATGATTTTAAGCAGTTGGAATCATACAACATTTCATACTCAACAAACAGAAAGAGTAAGAATTACATCTGATGGTAAATTAGGAATAGGTACGAATATTCCAACAACTCTTTTATCAGTTGGTGGTGTCGGTTCAACATCAGCAGCAAGTGGGTTAACTTTTGGAGGCGATGCTCAAGTAAATTTATATCGCGCTTCTGAAGATCTTCTTAAAACAGATGCCGCTTTTACTGCTGCTTCTTTGTCGTCTTCTTCTTATATATATGCTGCTTCGTATTTACAAACTGCTCTTGGTGAAATTTATGGAGGGGCACCTTATGGAACTTTGAGTGTATTTGTTGGGAATGTAGCTCAAAATGCTTGGGAAACCGCTCTGTACATTGGAAGAGGCTCTTATGTAGGAATAGGTACAACACAACCAACCGGAAAGCTTCATGTAGTTTCTTCTGTCGCTGGAGAAACCGTTTTAAGAGCAGATGGAACTAATGGTACTCTTTTCTCAGTCACTGATGATTTAAGTGACTCTTTGATGTCGGTTAATAATTCTGCTGGTCTTCCAGTTTTTGAAGTATTCGCTGACGATAGAGTTGTCGCAGGGCAATATGGAAGCGGCGATTTTGTTCTTGTTAATAATAAAGTTGGAATTGGCAACACTAATCCTTCATTTAAACTAGATGTAAATGGTTCACTAGGAATAAATGCTTCAACTTCTGATACTAACTGGCCTTTTGTAGTTTCAGATAATTCTTCTTCTGGAAGCAGATATGGATTAAATAAAGTAGGTTCAATGGGCTTTAATTACGCAGACGCTTATGCTCAATTACAATTACTAGGAGCAAATGGAGCTTATATTGACTTTACAAATTCTGTTGGAGGAGATTCTAATGCTAGATTAATTTATTATGCTGGTAATAGATTAGACCTTACTTATGGATTTGTAACTAAAGGAACTATTTCATTAAACTCTAATGGTATAGGAATTGGAACTACTTCACCAGTCGTTGCACTAGACGTTGTAGGACCAATTGGAAGCTTCCCAATCGCAGCAGGTACAACTGCAACAGGAGTCAACTTAAGACTAAGAAATAGTGATTCCAATTTAGTATTAGATATTGGCGGCAACGGCGGAAATGGAAATTGGTTACAATCTACAAGTCGTGTAGATTTATCTTTAGGTTATCCATTACTATTAAATCCAAATGGTGGTAATGTTGGTATTGGAACAACGGCTCCAAGTTATAAATTAGATGTACAAAAAACATCTGATGGTACTATTGGATATTTTAGAAGAATTGGAGCTACAATTAATCCAGCATTAGCTATATATGCTAATGAAAGCAGTAATACTGTAGGATTAAATACAGATTATGCAGGGGCAGTATCTCCAGCGATTACATTTTCAATTGCATCATCTGAAAAAGTAAGAATAGCTAATGATGGTAATGTTGGTATTGGCACTATCGCTCCAACTGGAGTTTTAACAATCCATTCAAATGGAACTCAATTAAGGCTCCAAACTGCAAGTGGTCCCGGAGCTTACTTCGCAAACATTTCTTCTATATATGATGCGACTCATCCATTTACAATTGCAGTAGCTAATAATAGTGCAAGTGCTACAGAGTTTTTTGGAATTTATGCTGATGGAGGCGGAGCAAATAATAGAGCAGTTTTCCCAAATGGAAATGTAGGAATTGGATTAACTAATCCTTCTGCTAAACTTCATGTTACTGGCTCTAATGGAGATGAGGTCCAAATTGGTACGATTGGATCTGCTCAAATAGTTGGCGGTAGAACGGGTGGTTCATTTTCAATATTAACAAAATCAACTAGTAATGGAAATCTAATACTAGCAGCAAACGCTGCCATGTATCTTAGAACAAACACTTCTAATGAAAGTCTCTACATCGCAGCAAATGGAAATGTCGGTATAGGTACGACTAATCCTGATAAAAAATTAGTAGTAATTGGAACCGCTTATATTTCTGGACTGTTAGATGTAAGTTCAGCAGGGGCTACATCAAATACAGAAGGAATAAGATTTGGCGGAGATAGTGAAGCTAATCTTTATAGAAGCGCAACAGACACATTAAAGACAGATGGCAGTTTAGTAGTCAATGGTAATTTCAGTACTAATACTGTTACTGTTACTACCTTAAATATAAATGCAGGATTATTACCCGGCATTCCTGCTGGATCTACTATTACTGGATTTACTTATGCTGTCAATAATGGAAACGTTTCACAAATTAATTTTGTAGAAACACGTTTTGCAACAGGAGGAGACTGGACAACTGCCAGCACGAAGATTCAAAAGCGTACAGATGTAACAAATCAAGCTTACATTGAATTTAACCCAAGCGGCTCGCTTTATGGAATGGCTTTTGGGGTTGGAGTCGGAAACACAGAAGCAATGAGAATAGCCTCCAATGGAACAATTGGAATAGGCATTACAAGTACTTCTTATAAATTACAAGTTAATGGCAGCTTCGCTGCTACAACAAAGAGCTTCGATATAGTTCACCCAACGGTTTCTGGCAAGAGACTAACCTATGCCTCTCTAGAAGGTCCAGAAAATGGCGTTTATTACAGAGGTCAAAACAATAACAATGAAATAGATCTACCTCATTATTGGTCAGGTTTGGTTCATGATGATTCTATTACTGTTAATTTAACAGCAGTAGGAAAGCGTAAAGACGGGAAAATAAGAAACTATAGTGTAGATCAAATAGGGCACAACAAAGTGTACATTTATACAGATAGTGATGATAATATATATAATTATTACTATACAATTTTTGCAGAACGTAAGGATGTTTCTAAACTTGTAATCGAAAGGGATATGGAATAAAAATATGGGCGATATCGTAATTACACCAGCGTCAAACGATGTAAATTCAACAGCAGGAACGCTAGTTATCAGGACATCTGATAGCCAAGCAATGTCATTGAAGACAAATAATGCTAATAGACTTTACATTACTCCTGCGGGTTATTTTGGCGTAGGGACTACTGGTCCAAATTATCCATTTGATTTAAATTTAGGGACGATTAGCACAAATACAAATGCTTTTGGATACAACGTATCTGGAGATGCGACTTCAAATGTGGGTTATTGCGGTTATAATTTTCAATTAAATAATAGCACTGCTAATGCTTCCGCTTACATACGTCTTGCGAGGACGAGTGCCACAGCTTATTTGGGTTTAGAAATAGCTTCTCAATCACGCGATGGAATTAGGTTTTTAACTAATGCTACAAGTCCTGTTGAAGTTGCGCGTATAACTGCTGCTGGTGATGTGGGTCTAGGAGTAACAAATCCCGCATCTAAACTGCATGTCTCTGGTTCCATGCTCGTCTCTGGATCTGCCGCGACTACGATAACAATTATAGATGACGCATTATATACTAATAGTATATCAAACAATAACTCTGTAATGACTTACAGGGTAGATGCAGGTAATACTGCCGCAGCTTCTGCTGCACATATATTTACACGATTCAATACAGAGTTAGTCAGAATTGATGCTGCTGGTGATCTTGGCATTGGAATAAGTAATCCGGGATCTTTAATAAATAGCAATGCTACTTATTTTAGACCAAATCCTAGTGCTAAATTTTTAGACTTATATTCTGAAACAAATGAAGCAGATATAAATCTAATCTCAAATAATTCAGGAGACGGCTCTGGAGTAGGTGGCATTTATTTTACAAGAGCAAGAGGACAAACAGATGCACATTTACAAATAGCTGCTATTAAGGCTATTCAAGGTGGAACTAATGGCACAATTGCTGGTGGTAAATTATATTTTTATACTAAAGTTGATGGCGGTGGAACTCCTGAAGCTTCACCGCAAATGGTAATTGGTTCTGATGGAAATATAGGAATAGGAACAACAAATCCTGCTGCACTATTGGATTTATATAGCTCTGCATCTAGAATTAGATTCAATAGAGGTTCATCATATAACATGAGTTTTGGAATGCATGATGCCACTTTGTCTGCTTTATCAATAAAAAATTCTTCTGATGCAGCTACAATTGCATACTTTCAATATGATGGTAAAATTGGAATAGGGACAACGAATCCATTAGCTCTCCTTTCTGTAGGCAATGGATCATTGTCTGATGGTAATGTACCTATACAAATAAGTTCAACTGGACCGGGAACAGAAAAATGGTTTGCTGCGAATAGAAATGGTGGTTATGGTTTGCTTTTAGGATATTACGAAGGTTCTTCTCTTGCTGGTTCTGGTGCTTATGTTAGACAGGTCACATCAGATCCTATGCATTTTCTTGTTAATAATAGCACAGTTGCTATGTCTATTATTAGCAATGGTAATATTGGAATGGGAGTAACGACTCCTTCTCAAAAATTAGATGTAAATGGTGCAATAATTGCTGGTATAAATAACTCTTATGGTGCTTATACTAGAACTCCCGGTGGAGTCCTCAAGCCTTGGTTTGCAACCGCTTCAGCCAATACTTTTTTCTATAATACTAATGTTAGTGGATCAATATTTTGGCAAAATGCTGCTGATTCTGCGACATTAATGATTTTAACTGACCAAGCAAGATTAGGAATAAATACTAATGATCCAAGCGGAAGGCTTCATGTCTTAGATACTGTTTTATATCCTCCTTCTTTAACTTGGAATAAACCCGCTGCTGCAATTATTCGTAGTGAAAATGGTCAGATAGCATTTGGATCAGATGATACTTCTCCTTATGGTATATGGCAACAAGTAAGAACTCTTAGCAGCACTGCAAGGCCATTATTATTAAATCCCCTTGGTGGGAACATTGGTATAGGAATAAGAAATCCTTCTGATAGACTCCATGTTGCTGGAAGTATTAGAATTTCTGGTGGAGAAATAATCAGATGGGATGGTCAAGGATTTATTGATACAATTGGTAATAATGATTTGTTCTTTAGACCAAATCAAACATTTAAAATGATCCTTACTGCCGCTGGTCGCTTAGGAGTAGGATTGTTAAGTCCTGATAGTCTTATTGGAGTTGGTGGCGCAGGTTCAACAACCGCAGCAAGTGGAATAACTTTCGGAGCAGATCCTCAAGCAAACCTTTATCGCGCTGCCGAAGATACCATTAAAACAGATGGATCTCTTAACGTCGCAGGATTAATTTATAATTCTAATTCTGCTTATTATTCTTCTCTTTCTAAATCAACTAATGCTAACTGGGGTCAATATACAGTAGTATTAGGAAATGCTTCTTATTCTAGTCAGTTGATACAAGTTTCAGTAAATGGTGGAAACCTCGTTTGGGCAGGAACATTTTTGGCTAGTTGCCATCTTTCTTATCGACCAAATGAAACATGGATTAATGTAAAACTTTTAGAATGCGCCACTTATAATTGCAGTAATGATGACGTTACTCTTTTAGCATTATCTAATTCTAGCACTAGTCAATATGGAACGCCATCTTTAGTTTTAAAAACTAATGGCGCTATAAATGGTGGTTATGGTACTGGTTACGCTAATAATATTGTTGTAACAGTAAACGGTCCATCACCTAATGAGTTTGTTTTATCATCAAGTTCGTGGAGTCAGCCTTATACTTATCAAATTGCAACTTCCGCAAATACAAAACAAATATATACAAATGAAAATGGAAATGTGGGTATTGGCACTACAGGTCCAGTTGTAAAATTAGAAGTAGCTGGAGCTTTAAGAGTTACTGGAGTTGGGCAAATTGGACCTGCTAATGGTTATGGATTTGCCTTGTTTAATGGTGGAACTAATACTTTTGCTGGTCAATTATATGGTAGAGCAAATGGTATTCAGTTTACTGATAATATAGGAGGTAATACTGTTTATATTGCAAGCGGTGGAAATGTTGGTATTGGATTAACAAATCCTAGTTATAAACTTGAAATAGCTGCTGGAACATCTAATGCTGTAGTTGCTAAATTAACGCAAGGAAATGAACGCGTAAGATACAATGGGTTTGATTTATTAGGATACAATGATGGTAATTTGTGGATGATGGGAAATAATGCCACAAGCACAATATTAATAAGTAAAGATTGGGATTGGGATAGTCAAGTAGGAATAGCTTATACTCCCGGTACTGTTGGTGTAGCTGGTGGGTCTCTAGAAATAGGACAATTAACAAAAAACAATGCTAGTTTTACACATGGTAATACAAGATTTTATACCAGCGGTGTTGAAAGATTAAGGATTAATAATATAGGAAACGTTGGCATAGGCACAAATAATCCCGGTGCGACATTGCAAGTATATGGAGGAGCAACAGCAAATAATAATAAATCACTAATGGCAGGTGATGCTGCAAATAGTTTAAGCTATGTGCCATATACAACTGCGGGAGGATGGAATAATGCTTCTGTATTAGGAGGTTCTGCTTTATTTAATTCATTAGGAAGTACTTGGCTAGTTGGAACACATAATGGTCCAGCGATGAGAATTGGAACCAATAATATTTCCTTTACGAATCCAATAGGAGGTATTGATTTATATGTAGGTTCAGGTGCTAATATTGGTATTTCAAATACTGCTCCTAAATTTGCGCTCCATGTTAATGGAGATGTAACAATTCCAAATGCTAGATATTTAAATTTTAATCCCGGAGAATTGCAAGGTAACTCTATGACCAGAGCATTGGTTGTAAGCTACTCTGATAATACCGCTACTACTCAGCCAAAACAACTTGGAATCATTCTTCACAATGATTCAAATACAAATGATACATTTTCTCCTGCATTAGTATTTGGAAGCAAGTCAAATTCATCAAACTACTCTCAAGCTACTGCTGTAATTGCCGGTAGAAGACGTTCTCAAGTAGTTGACGCTAACTGGCATGGAGGAGAGTTGTGGTTTTGGACAGCTACTAGTAATAATGTAGCGGGTATTGACGTTGGAATTCCTACCGCTTCTCCAGCAATGGTAATCAATAGCACCAGAAACGTAGGTATTGGTACAAGTAATCCCGGAGACAAACTGCAAGTTAACTTAAATAGCGGCGAAAATATACTAGCGAATATCGCAAGCAATGGAGTTTCTGCTGCTAATAAAGTAAGTTTTAGATTGAGCGAATTGGGAACTGCTTTAGGAGAGTTTTCTACTGTAAGAGATGGAACCAACTATCAAGTTAAATTACAAACAATACTCGGTCAGCCTCTTTCACTTGGCACAAGCGGAGTAACAAGGATGGTTATTGATGCTGTGGGTTATGTAGGTGTAGGAATTACTAATCCTACAGCTAGATTACAAATTGTACAAAGTAACGCTGCTGGTGTAGCTGCGATTCTCTTGTCTCAAGACGAGAGTACGATCCAAGGCCCAAGCGCAAACACTCAAATAAGAATGGGTGGTAATTTGGTGCTAAATGCAGCAAACGTCATGCCTATTGGAACTAATGGCGCTGAAAGAATTCGTATTACTGCTGCTGGTTTAGTTGGTATAGGAACTAATACACCCACTACTTTATTGTCTGTTGGTAACGCTGGTTCTACAACTGCTGCGAGTGGTCTAACATTTGGTGGAGATGCTTCTGCAAATCTTTATAGAGATTCAAGTGCTTCTATTAGAACAGATGGTGGATTTTTAGCGGCTGGGCGCATAAGGTCTTTAGATTATATTCAATTTAATAGTAATCTATACTCTAATGCTTTTACTAATCCTATTGATATTAATGTAGGAAATGTCGCAGGAAATGCTTGGTTATCAGCAATTAGATTCAATCAAGGAGGTTATGTTGGAATAGGAACAAATGTTCCGAGCGGCAAGCTTCATGTGGTTTCTTCAGTAGCTGGCGAAACTGTTCTTAGAGCAGATGGTACAAATGGAATACTTTTCTCAGTTGTTGATGACTTGTCTGATTCATTAATGTCTGTAAATAATAGCGCAGGTTTGCCTGTGCTTGAAGTATTCGCAGATGACAGAATTGTAATGGGTCAGTATGGTGCGAATGATTTTGTTTTGGCTAACAATAAGATAGGATTAGGAACAAATAATCCTGAATACGAATTAGATATTGTTGGGGCTGGAACAAATGCCGCAGTTAATATAATTACAAGGATGCGCAGCACCGCTGGATCTAATGTTTTTAATACTGCTTCTGTGCTTGCGTTCACTAACACAACAACTAATTCAAATGCTTATTCTTACATTGGAGGAAGAATAGACTTAGGAGGCGCAGGTGATAATTGTCAATCTTTGGTATTTGCAACTAATGCTACAAACACTTTGCCAACAGAAAAGATGCGCATAACTAGTGCTGGTAATGTTGGCATAGGTAGTACAGATCCTCAATATAAATTAGATGTATATGGCACAAATCAAGACGCAGTTAGGTTTTATAATAATCAAACTGCATTTGGATTAATTTTAGGTAGTACTAATAATACATTATTTACAAATATAGTTTGGACCACTAGCAATGGTAATGCTCAGTTCTTTAAAAATAGAAGCAGTACAAGTTGGGGTGGCGCAGATTCGATGAATTTGTATAGTAGCAATGGAGGTTTCGCATTTCATGCTAATGGTGTTGCAAATAGATTTAATATCACTACTGCTGGAGATGTAGGAATTGGAGCATCAACGCCTTCTCAAAAATTAGATGTTAGAGGCTTTGTTGTGTCTGATGTAAATAGCAATTCCGTAGAAGGAGGATTTTTCTTAGGCAATCAATCTCATGGAATAAGAAGAGCGGCTGGAACAAATGATGTTCGTCTACATACAAATGGTGGAGATGTAATACTCGGCGCAGCAGGATCTGGATCTCAACAAGTTACATTAAAGAATGGTGGAAATTTTGGTATAAATATATCTACTCCTACAAGTAAATTACATGTTGTAGAAACTACTCCTACAGGTTCTAGAATACAATTAGATACTGCATCTGCTAATGCATACATGAATGCTGGTAGGGTTAATGATTTCTTAATATTAACTGCTCCATTTAATGCTGTTCCAGCTTCTAATTCAAATAATAATGCAAAATGGGGTATTAAATTAAATGGTAGTATTGATAGTCCAAATACTAATTCAAAAACTGCTGCTATATATGCTGTTTCAGAAGAAGATGTTGCTGGTGGTGCTGGTTATAATAGAAAAGTTGGTATTGCATTGCATACTTCTGCATTTGATCTTGAGCATACAGAAAGAGTAAGAATTGATAACTTAGGCAATGTAGGTATTGGAATTACAAATCCTGCTTATCGATTGGTTGTTTCTGGTGGAGACATGAGTATTGCTTCTGCAAATATTCTAAGGTTTGGAGCAGTCTCAGTATTAAATACGTCATCTAATGCTAATGATATATACGCTAATATAAGAGTTATTAGAAATGAATCTACCGTTAATACGGATGGAATGTATGTTAATTATAATAGTAACGGCGCTACTGCGGCTCATTTAAGATTCTATGCTAGTGGCTCAACTGAAAGAATGCGTATTGATGCAAGCAATGGAAATGTTGGAATAGCCACTACAAGTCCATTTGAAAAATTAGATGTTAGAGGGGGAATTTTAAGAACAAATACTAGGGTTGACAATACTGAGCTTTATCCAGTTGGACATTATGCCGCAGGAGAAACCGTCTTTGAAATAGATCCTACTTGGAGTCAAGTTGAACTTCAAAGATATTTTAACAATTCTAATGTCACTTGGGAGGCAGTGGCTGATGCTCCCGGTGGTTATTGTATTTATATTAATGGTTCAGTTGATGTTGGGGGACCATATGGTTCTGGTTTCCCATATATTCCAGTAGATACTAATGATGTTTTCTACATGGAGTGCTGGATACAAAATGTAGGAACGGCTCAAGGCCACTACATGGGAAGTCAAGACTTAGATCAAAATTTTGGCAACTTAGGAGGCAATCCCGGTTCTTATGGTTATTGGGTAATGAGTAATTATAATCCCGGTACTAGCTGGATTAAAGTAACTGGATATATTGGTGGATTTTCGAATACAATTGGTCAATTTAAAGCAGGTACTAAATATTGGACTCCTCTAGCTTTATTTAATTACACAGCAGGAACTGGAACAAGGGCTTGTCGTATTTCTGGATGGAAAGTTATAAAAGTTTATCAACCCGGAAATAGATTCTTTGCAGGAACCGTTGGAATAGGCTTGTCGAATTCAGCTACAATCTTAGGTGTTGGCGGTGCCGGTTCAACATCGGCTGCAAGTGGTATAACTTTTGGAGCAGATTCTGCGGCTAATATTTATAGATCGTCAACAAGTCAACTTAAAACAGATGGCAGCTTTGTAGTTACAAATACTTTAACAGTAGGAGGTGCAGACCTTGGAGCGAGAGTCCTAAAAAATGGCTCTGATTCAATCTCTTCTACATTATATTTAGCAAACGCAGCGAATAGTAGAGCTTACAATTTTCAACCAAATGCCGCAGGTACAAATTTAGCTCTTTGGGCTTACAACTCTTCAAATGCGTGGATAAATACTGTTAATTTTAATTATGATGGAAATGTGGGAATTGGGGCTTCTCCCGTCGCCGCAAGGCTTCATATTAAAGGTGATGGTCTTAATCCAGTCCTGAGAGTAGAATCTGCTATGCTTGCAGGAGCCGCAGGAGGTACTGCTGGTAAAACTTTCGTTGGATGGATGCCAATACAGACTGGGGCGCTTAGTCCCGCAGATACAGTTTACATACCATTATTCAAATAAAATTTTATGCAAGAAATTGAATACAAAATATACAAATACGAGTTATGCCCAGTGCCAAACCCTAATTCTATTGTGATAGGATTTTTAATCACTGATTTATCTTTTGGGAAACATGTTAATTATGAAAGCGTTTTAATGTTTTCTGAAACGAATGGGTTATCCGAAGAAGAGATATGTCAATTAGCATTTGACAGATTAAAATCTCAAATAAATGATACAATTCAAAAATTTAAAGCTTCAAATAATTCAATCGTAGGAAAAGTATTCTTACCTTCAAATTAAAAGTATAATAACTTAGTATGTCCATTCAGCACGGCAACAGAGGAGTAGTAAAGAAAGATTTACAGTTATATTATAACCGTGAATTTTTGAAAAGCTTTAGAGGAGAAGCTGCTACAAATTATGCTGGGGTAGTGACTGCTAATTGCGAAAGTGCTTCTTCTTATTGGGTATCAACAATAACAAAAGATACAAGTACTGGATATACTGCTCTTAAAGTAGTTCCATTGGCAGGAGGATATCAGTTTTCGCCCGGTTTTTGGGCGTCTTGCGGTATTATAGCTGGCAATGGTGGATTTCAACCTCCCGGTGTTTATAGCTTCTCTGCAAAAGTTTTATTGCCAAAAGATTCTATTTTTACTTTTGGATTTAGAATTTATCCACAAGGAGAAGAATTTGCGGCAAGTGTAACAGGCACTGGTACTTGGCAAACAATTAAAAGAGAAAATTTTACTTGTACTGGTTATAATTATGTTCAAATCCAAATGGTAAGAGTAGTGAATGGAACGACAAGTGGATCATCTGCTATATACCCCGGTGAGCCATTTTGGATAAGAGATATAATGATTAATTCTGGTTCTTATGCAAAGGCATTTGCTTCTATGGCAAATGAATTAAGTGCAAGACCAGAGAATACCACAAATATAACGAACAATGCAAACTTTGCTTCTGCTATATCTGGAACAGATTCTGGAGGAACGCAGAATGGGTGGACTTTTGGATCTTGGAGTGGAACAGGAAATTCTTATGTTACTCAGTCTTCAACAGTGATTTATTCTTCTGGAAGTACATCTTATAGCGCAATACCTCTAAGAGTAACAAGGGCAGCGGCTGGCGCTATGGATTTTTTTAGCTCTAATTGGAATACTCTTATAAATGGAGTAGTCTATACAATTTCATTTTGGGCAAGATCAAATATCACGACAACGCTAAATATAAATCATCAAAATTTAGGAACTATAAAATCTTATTCTATTGATGCTGCTACTGGGTGGTATAAATATAGCGCTAAATTTACTCATGCGGGAAGTACTCAGTATCCATATTTAACTCACGCAGGGTCTAATGGTACTTGGATTGAAATTGCAAATGTTCAATTAGAAGCAAAATCATTTCCTACAGATTTTACTCTAACAAGTAGAACTAGTTCTGCAAATACTGCTGCAAACGGCGGAGGTTTATTGGATATAAGCGGAAATAACTATAATATTGATTTAAACGGCGCTAATGTTTTGTTTGATAGTGGCGGATTTTATTTTAATGGAAATACGGCAGGACCATATATCACTCCTGTATCTAATTCTACTTTAGATTCTTTAAGTAATAATACTCACACATATGAATGCTGGATAAAATTATTAGGAACTCCGCCGGGAGCATATGATGGTTATCTTTTCGGTCGTTCAGGATATCATGAAGGTATAATGCATTATAAAGCAAGTAATAATATTATTGGAATAATTACATGGTATAACGATTCAACGAACACAGGAATGACATACACAGGAGCATTAAATACATGGTATCATGTCGTATATGTCGCAGACGTAGAAGCTTCAATGAGATATTTATATATTAATGGTATCATACAAAGTAGCGCTACATTAACAAAGCAATTAAGACAATACACATCTGCATATTATATTGGTGCAGCGAGTATAGATTATGCTAGTAATGCAATCGTTTCAACTGCAAGAGCCTATAGTAGAGCTTTGACTGTGGCAGAAATACAACAAAATTTCAACGCAACACGCAAAACTTATGGTGTCTAAAATATGAGTACAGTAAATAATGGGCCGCAAATAGTTAGGAGTGGACTAATATTGAATCTAGATGCTGGAAATAAAAAAAGTTATTCCACAAATAGATTTCAATCTTTAGGTTCTGGTTTAATAACAGAAAATGTTACTTTTCCTATTAATGGTACTGGCACTTTCCAAAGAGTCGCGGCTGGAACTGTGATTGGTGGCTATACTGTAAGACCCAATGATGTAGTATACAGTTATACTTTGGGAGTAAATGGATGTCATTATCACGGAAATTCTGCGCCAGTAATTGCAGGAAGTTATGCTACTTTTAGTTTTGATTATTTAGTTACTGGAGCTACAAATTATCCAAGCACAGATTATCTTGCTAACTTTGAAGGAGTCGCAAATGGATCTATTGGAATAGCAAATACATTACAAAATGTTTGGCAACGTAGAAGTTTTACAGTTGGGCCAATAAGCACAAGTGGAAACTTAAACATGTATTTATATCCCGGCGCTTGCGGAGCGACAAGACTAGCTGACGCTGGTACAATTTATTATAGAAATCCAAAAGTAGAATTGACAAATATAGATACTGGAAATAACACTTTCAGTGCAACAAGCAATATTGGACTTTGGTACGATTTAAGTGGAAATACAAACAATGGAACTCTTACAAATGGCCCTACATCTAATGTTTCTAATAAAGGAAATATTTTATTTGATACTAATTATATAGCTTTGCCAACTAGTGGTCTTGCGTTTGGAACTGGAACATTTACTATCGAAGCTTGGGTCAATTTGTCTTCTTCTACTACTAATAATATAATTTATTGTTCACAATCTTCAAATGTATCTGGGTTTATCGGATTAGTTTATGCTAGTGGAACTGGATTTCAATTAACAGATTTTAATGGATCTACAAGAGTTACAACCACAAATACAGCAAGCCTTTTGATAGGCAATTGGTATCATGTGGTTGGAATTAGAAATGCATCTAATCAATATGTAGTTTATATAAACACAGTAGCATCAACAACTAATAATAGTTCAACACTATCATTAGCTACGGCAGATCCGAGAATAGGAATAAATCCAGCAACCAACACTGAAAAGTGGGTTGGTAAAATAGCAATGTTTAGAATGTATAATAGAGCTTTGAGTCAAACAGAAATATCACAAAATTACGAAGCAGCAAAAACAAAATTCGGACTATAAAATATGTCGAAAATATATTCTCCAAAAATAGTAACAGATAGTTTAGTGATGTGTTTAGACGCATCACAAAATAAATCATATCCAACAACAGATTTGCCAGTCAAAGGCGGATTGGTTATGTGGATGGACGCATCTGATGATACTACATTTAGTTATAGTTCAGGTACAACTGTAAGTCAATGGAGAGATAAGAGTGGATTTAATTATCATATGGTTCCAATATCTGCTGGACCAACAAGAAGCTCTTCTTTAAATTCTAGAAAAGTATTAACATTTACGACTTCACAAACCATAGGAAGTTTATCTTTTACTATGGAAACTTCAGCTAATACAGTTTTTGTTGTTAGTAGATACACATCGTCTTCATTAAACACGAATAGAGTTTTAACTGCTTATTATAATAATTGGTTATTAGGTCATTGGGGATCGCAATTTAATAAATATTATGCTGAAGGATGGGTATATGGCGCAACAGATCCAGCAGATACTGTTTGGAGAATGTATATGGGAGATTGGAGCGGGTCTTCAACAGATTTAGCAAATTTTTATAGCAATGGAACCGCATTGGCTACTGGAAGCACCGCAGCTTCAGCAGGGCCGAAAGGACTGGGAATTAATTATCAAAGTGGAGAACCAAGTGCTTGTGAAGCAGCAGAAATTATTGTTTTCAATAGAGTTCTAACAACCACAGAAAGAAGATTAGTTCACACATATCTTGGTCAAAAATGGGGTATTTTTAATACAGATAGATGTGTATTTGATTTGAGTGGTAATGGTTTTGATTTTGTTTTTAATGGTGCAAATCCAAGATATAATGCTAAAACATTTGTTTCTAATTTTAATACCACTAGTCCTTTTGCGGTTAGTTCTTACGGAGGTCAAAATTTAACGAGTAATATTTTAAATTTATTATATTCAGACCACACAATAGAAGTTGCATTTAACGCAAAAGGATTCAGAAGCGTTTATAGCTATGACAATACTCTTACGACACAAGATGGGCAATCCATAGTTATATGGACAGGACGACATAGTGGATTGCGTGTGTATCAGAATACAATTATTTATGAATATTGGAATACTCAGTCTAGTACTGTGGGTATAAGCGTTAGTATTTCAAGTTATATAGATAAAATAATATACATTACTGCTACTAGAACTGGAGATGTATTGCGTCTTTATATAAATGGTGTTTTACTTTCTGGACCTACTACTGTAGCCGCTACAACTTCACCAGTATCTTATAGTCAAATAAATATTGGAGCCGCATATCAAGGAAATCCGACAACTCAAGGATATATTTGGGCTGGACAACATGAATATCATTTATTAAGAATGTACGGTAGACGATTAAGTGATAGTGAAGTTGCTTCAAATTATCAAGCATTCAAAGCTAGATTTGATAATAATATTGTTAGATTTGGATTAGTTATGGAACTTGATGCAGGTAATCCATATAGTTATGCGGGGGCTGGAACAACTTGGTACGATGTTAGTGGAAATAGCAATAGTGGAACATTAACAAATGGTCCGACTTATAACTCTGATGCAGGTGGAAATATAGTATTTGATGGCAGCAATGATTATGTATCAATACCAAGCGCCGCTTCTATTAAAAATACTTCTAATTTGTCTTTAGAAGGATGGGTATTCATTAGTTCTGCTATGAGTTACTATGGTGGTATTATAGGGAAAGGAATATCAGATTCCCAAGAAGAGTATTGTTTATTAGTCAATTCGGCGAACTCTAAAGTTTATATGGACGTTGGAGCTGGCGGAGGTCCATACACAGACGCTACTTATTCTTTCTCCTTGAATACTTGGTATCATATAATAGGCACTCACGAAAGGGTAGCGGGATCTTCTACAATAAAAATATATGTAAATGGCTCTCTTCTATCAAGTACTACTGTAAATCCAACAAGTGCGGTTAATGATAACACAACAAATGTAAGTATTGGTTCAAGATATGATGGAGGGACTTCTGTATGGAATGGAAAAATAGCAACAGCAAGAATTTACACTAGAACATTATCTGCTGCTGAAGTTTTGCAAAATTACAACGCTACAAAAGGAAGATTCGGATTATAAAGTGTAAAAAATATTAGAATAACTTAATTTTAGATTAAAATAAGAAAATGAATACAATATTTATCCCCGTTTATCCAAAGCCATCTGGCGCAAATGTGACAGAACTTTGTGTTGATTTTAATGCATTTGATCCTCATGAAGGAATAAGATTTTCAGTTGTAATGAAAAATCCAGCAGGTCTAGTTTTAGATAAAACTTTTACTAATCTTGCAGGAGACGACTGGCAAGACTGGCCACCTGAGCAAACTGCTACAGCCGATTATGATTATGTAAAGAATGTGGTATTAGAAAATTTAGGATACACTCAAGCTATTGCTCCATTTATTACTTCTCAACCAGTAGATCAAAAAGTTCTAGATGGACAAGCTGCTGAATTTTCCGTAGTGGCAAGCGGTGATTCTCCATTAAGTTATCAATGGGTTAAAAATGGATCAGATGTCGAAGGAGCGACTTCTTCAATTTATTCTATACCAACTGTTGGAACTGGAGATTTGGGTTCTTATAATGTTAAGATCAACAATCCAGCAGGTTCAATTACTAGCTCTAACGCTTCATTGAATTTATTCCAAGCTCCAGTAATTACATCTCAGCCTCAAAATCTTGACTTGATGGTCAGTGGGGTTGGCTACTTGAACGTGGGAGTTATGGGAGATCAGCCATTTGCTTTCCAATGGGATAAAAATGGTGAGATTATTCTAGCTGCCACTGGAAGTGCTTTTGAAATTACGAATGCTCAAATCTCTGATTCTGGAAATTACTCTGTAACAGTTAGCAATGTTGCTGGATCTGTAAAGAGTGATCTTGCTATCGTAACTGTAAATGAGCCAACTCCTCCACCTCCTCCTCCACCAGTTCCAACTGGAGATAATGCTTAATTTTTAAAATATCTCTTCTCAAGCCCCGAAAGGGGCTTTTTTTGTGTAATAATGTGTATGAATTTAACAGGTACACAAGGAAACTCTTTTTATAAGAGACTTGTTGCCCGTGACTCTGATGGAGTTGTTATAAACTTATCAGGCTTCACGGCTTCTGGCTATGTAAGGGCAAGTTATGGGGCAGGATATACAAATGACGATGTATATGTGCCCAATTCTGGTATTTTATTAAACTTAAAACCACAAATCATATCAGGAGCCGCAGGAGAAAGCTTTGTTAGTGGATATATCGATATCAGCATTGGCAGAACAGGAATGGCGGCTTTACCTTGCAGTTACTTACTATACGATGTTCAAGTTTTCTCGGGAGAAGATTATGCTCGTACTATTGAAGGCGGTTATTTTATAATTAATCCAGAAATAACATACTAATATGAAAATTGTAGACATGGCTCAAGAAATATATTTCGAATTAGGTCAACCAAGTGATCTATCAGTACCAGCTATTAGTTATTGGCTTAGGAGCAATATAGGTATTCTTAATAATAAGCTGAACAAAGATATTGTTATTGATGACAATACTTTGGAGCTTGTGCCTAATTTGGGCGAAACAGAGAAGTCTATTTATAAAAAAATCTACGAATGTTATTTCTATGACTTAAAAGTCAAGCAAACTTTAAATGCAATAAATGGAGATAGTTTGTTGGAAGTTACAGACGGCGGTGGAACTGTCCGTAGGATTAATAAAAATGAAACCAGCAAAATATACTTAGAAGCTAAGAAAAATATGCTTAATGAATTAACTATGATGATTAATGATTATAATATCAACGACGTTGGTCCTTTGCAAGTTGCTGGCGACGATACTGTGGCTGGATCTTATATTACCGATAAGTATTATTCAATCAGACCATTTAATAGAATCTAATTATGGCATCTTTACTAACAGACGCACAAAGACTTAGCTTTGGATCAAATTACAATGATCTTTTTGATACATTGTCTAGGGATATTGTCGTTTACAAAGAGCCTATTAAAAATATAACTTCTGTTAATGAAACTCCTGTATTTGGTTATCCTACAGATCAATTGCCTGATAGTGTAACTTATACACCAGTCTCTGGAGTTTACAAAGCTAGAATATTTTATGGTAGCCCAGATGAAGATATTGTATCTTTAAATTCTGAGATTAAAAATCCTAATACTACTGCAAGAATAAGAGTCCGTTTAGAGGCTAAAGATTACATTGAAAATGGCAAAACAGAAAGAATAACTTTTGACAATAAATCTTGGAATGTGCAATATGGTTTTGTAGTTAAAAGATACATTGATGAACCTTATTATGAGTACATGATGAAGGAAATAATGTAATGGCCACAATAAATAAAGCAGTTTTAAATAGAGAAGTTAAAAAACTTCTTTTCAGTAAAGATGTTCAAAATTTAGCTTATCAAAGAGCTGAAAAAGAATTTCAAAAAATTAAAGGCCAAACACTAAAAGAATTTGATCAGCATCCAGTTACTGTCGAATTAGAAATGGGAGTTGAAGGAAAGAACGTGTCAAAAACATTGCCCGGAACTAAACCTGACTCTAATTTATTTACATTTATTGGATTCGATCAAGATTCTAAGCCTACACAAGAGGTAAGACAAATTTTAGAAGAAGAAATATTATTAAATAGAATTCCAAAAACAAAAACAATAGAAACAGGCGTTCAATTCGAATTCTCTGTTTCAGTTCCTACTTTAAAATCAATAGAGCAAAAAACTCCATTGCCTTGGGAAACAGGAAGAAGCTGGGTTAGAGGAATTGAAAGAGGTATTTCTGGATTGGGATATTACTTGTCTGGAAAATTCAAATCTCCTGAACCTAGCCGATCTGGAGGCGGTATTCAGTCAGATGACAAAGTTAGATCAGGCTCTTTCTCTACTGTAAAATACTTAAGTACAATACTAAAAAATCTAAAGGATAAACTTAAATAATGAAACCGCAATTTGACAACCAAATATCTTCATCGTTTTTAATGTGGTTTGATCACACTCTGTTATCCAAGGGTGAGGCTTACTATAACGTAACTACTACATTTCCTGCCAATTCTTCTTATGTGAATGGTTTCTATGCTTATAACGGACCTTACAAAGGATTGGTTTATGATTCTTCAATTGCTGGAGCGACAGTAATGACAGGGGTTAGCATAAATGGCACGAATTATAATTTAGGTCAAAGCCCTCTAAGCGGTATAAATTATTCAGAAGGCCAGATTTATTTAAGTTCTGGATCTCTTAGCGTTTCTGGAACTTATTCAGTTAAAGAATTTAACGTGTTAATGACATCTCAGCCAGAAGAGGTATTGTTATTCGAAACTCAATATGTTAGAAGAAACAAAACCCCTGCTGGATCTTTGAAAGATTCTTTAAAAGAAAATACAATAACTTATCCTGTAATTTTCATTAAAAACAATGGAAGCACAAACGATCCTTGGGCTTTTGGAGGCACAGACGAAACGAGAGTAGACTTTAGAGCTATTGTTATTGCTGATTCACAATATACATTAGATGCGGTTTGTTCATTATTTAGAGATAGAAATTATGATAATGTTCCTCTAATTGATCCAACATACAATCCATTTAATGTTTTAGGCAGCTTTAAGAGTGGGGTAGTTTTTAATTATAATAAGATTACAAGCGGCAAAGACTACTGCATGATAGATAGAGTTTCCGTATCAAAGGTCGCGGGTGTAAGAGACAGGGAGAATAACATCAATCCCGGTTCTTATTATGGGCTGATTGATTTTGAGTTAGTTAAATTCAGAGAGCCAAGACAAACATAAAAATATGGCGAGGAATATAATAATTTCTCAAAATACAATAAAAAATGTAATAATAAAAAGAAATTTAAAGGATTAAAAATATGCCAAGAAATCGTGTAATTTACCAATCAGAAGCTCTATTCAATACAAAAGATACTGTTGATGTATCTGCTTCTACGCCACCACAAACTGGGGCTTTATATATTAACCAGTTTTCTCGCGTTCAATCTTGTAATTATAATTTCAATATTACAAGAAGAGACGTTAACCAATTCGGCAATCTAGCCGCTATTGATCGTATTATTCTAGAACAGCCTACTGTAGGAGTTGATTTTACTTACTTGCTAACAGACATGGCTAATGAAAAAAATCTTGGTTTTTCAGTTATCGATGCAGGAATCACTGGTATTGTCAATATAACTAGTGCCGCTGCTACTCAATCTTGTTTATCTGGAATTCTTACTAGTGGATTTGTTAATACAAAGAACTATTTCATTAGAACTGTTAGTGAAGGAAATGACGCTTCTTCTTTTGCTAGTGATACAACTGCAAATAACTCAGTTGGAAGCACTATTGGACTAGGCAATGGCTTCTTAACTAATTATTCAATTAATGCTGCCGTAGGAGATTTCCCAACTACTTCTGTTAGCTTGGAATGCTTAAATATGAATTTCAGCAATGGAAATTCAGGTGCTGCTCCCGGTGTTACTGCTGCTGGAAATATTGCTGGAGGAAATTTCGTTCTTCCTCAAGCTACTGGTAATCCAAATGGCGAAAACGCTCTTGGAAAAGTCGCTGCTCTCAGACACGGAGATATTTCTTTCTCTTTAACAAAGACTCAAGGTCAGTCTTATGGTGGTACAGATTTAACTACCTCTGCCGCTATTCAAAACTTCTCCATCTCAATGGGTCTAAACAGAACTCCATTGCAAAAGATCGGAAGCAGATATGCTTATTCAAGAGAAATTGATTTCCCAGTTACTGTAACCCTTTCTGTTACAGCTTTAGTGCAAGATCTTACTACTGGTAACTTGGTTGATTTAGTAAATACAGACGGTATTTATGATGCAGTTATTACTCTCGCTGCTCCTGCTGTCGCTAATACAGATTTAATCGCCAGCGAAGGAGTTGGTTACGTTCTAAAGAGACTTAACTTGGATTCACAAGACTTCTCTTCTTCAATCGGAGCCAACAAGCAAGTTACATTAAACTTCTCTACTCAAGTCGGTTCTCCTCAACAAAATGATAGAGGACTATTCATGCTTGAGACCTTGCCTCTCCACTAATTAAATAAATATCAACTTCAAAGCCCCAGCCTAAAAACTGGGGCTTTTTTGTTTTTGTGTGTGTAAAGATTATTAGGCAAAGGCATTTCAAAGGTATTATGGCTATGGATATAAAAATGAAAGAGTTCATCCTCTTTCAAAATCGGCGCAAAGTTATTAATCTATATAAAAACTTTTTAATCTTACTTGAAGATTTAAAAGAAGATGGTTATAATATATCTGAAGATAAGTACCAAAGATTAAGAAAAAAAGTTCTTGATTCTGGTAATGATGCTATTAGACAGTTTGAAGAAGAGCTAAACAATATAGATTTATAATGAAAACAATATACGAATTTGCAGTAAATAAAGAGGGTATTGTAAAAGAAACAGAAGAGTCTGTAAATGAAGCTGGACAAAAGGTTACGATTACCAAAGATGTAGTAACTCAAATCCCTCATAATTATTTTATCAAGAAGCCAACAAGAGCTTTATTTGATGAAGCTGAGTTATTTTATGGAGTTAAGCTCTCTGAAGGCGTTAAAGCTGGACTGCTTACTCGTACACTCCTAAATAAGAGATATGTTGATGACGGCGGAATCTTAGCAGACAAGACTAAGAGCGCAGAGGCAGATGCCTATAAGGATCTATATGATACTCAAAATGAGCTACAAAGACTTGTCGCTTTAGAGGAGAAAGATCGGCCAGAATATTTTGTAACTAAGAAGGAAGAACTAGAAACCAAAATTACTGTAATTAAAAGCTCTCTAACTGAATTAGAGATGCAAAAAGAATCCTTGTTTGATAATACCGCAGAGACGAGGGCGCGTAATAAGGTAATTACTTGGTGGATATTATTTTTGTCATACTATGAGAAAAACGGGGAGAAACTGCCATTCTTTGGCGAAGGAGATTATGAAGCCCGAATGAACAGGTATGACGAAATTTTTGAATCGGAAGACCCTCATTTAACTAAAGCAGCTAACGCTTTTATTTATTTTATTAGCTTCTGGTATGTTGGAAGAGCAAATACTAGAGAAGACTTCGATTTACTAAAACTAGAGCAAAAGATTTTCTGATTTCTTGCAAAAATTAATCCTAGCCCCTGCGAAAGCGGGGGCTTTTTAGTATATGGACATAGAAGCATTCAATAAAAATTTAAAGTCTCTCTATTGGGAAATAATAGTAGGCTCTTCTGCATTTACCTTAAACGGCAAAACTTACTATATGAAACACTTGTCTCCAAAAGACGCAGGAACAATAGAAATTCAAGAAAATTATTATTATAATAAAGCCAAATCTCAGGGCATTCCGACGAACGAAGAAAAGATAAAAGAACTAATTAAAGAAAATATTTACAGCGAAAAAGACGATAAAAAGATAGAAAATAACAAATTAACTCTTGCTAATTTAACAAAAACTCGTCGCAAACTATACTTGACTAGAGACCTTGACAGCGTTGATAAGCAGATGAAAGAAATCTCTGAAGAGATCCGCCTTTTAGAACATAAAAAGAATGAGCTGTTAGAGAATACTTGTGAAACATACTGTTCTAAGAGAATGAATGAGTTTTATGTTTATTACTCAGTTTATTCTGATGATAAATGCGAAAAACGTGCTTTTACTGTAGAGGAGTTTGAAGATGTAGATCAAAATGAATTATTTAATTTAGTTGCTGGATATTCTAAATGCGCCCAAAAATTTAATAATCATAATATCAAAAGAATTGGTGTTAGTGGATTTTTTCTTAATTATTTCTATTTAGCTGACGATAACCCTTACTTTTTTTATGGTAAACCAGTTACTCACCTAACATTTTATCAGGTTGAGTTATTTGGTTATGCTAGATACTTCAAAGACTTAATGAGCAAGTCTAGTGTCAAGCATCCTGATGAGTACAATAATGATGTAGATAAGATTATTGATTGGTATGAGTCTAGTAGCAATCTTGAAAAGCTTCATGAAGATAAAAATGCGGCTTCAGGCAAAGAAACCGCTGTCCAAGCCGTTTCTGTGATGGGAGCCACTAAGGAAGACCTAAAGAAATTAAAGCAGGACAACACTGGAAGCATCTCTTTAGATGAAGCGGCGAAGAAAAAAGGTGGTTCATTAAGCTTTGAAGATTTAATTAAATTACACGGCGTTTAAGTGTAATTATTCTTAGGTTTAAGGACATATGGCTACATCAGCAGGAAATATTCCCATTTCAGCGACGTTTAACTCTGCCCAGCTTGAAAAAGATGTGTTGGCAGCGTTAACTCGTATCCAGAGCAAAAGCGCTCTTAACCTAAATACGAGAAATTTCTCTCAACCGCTTGGCAAAATTACTGGTCTAGCTAACGAGTTCCAAAAGTCATTAGAAGCTTCCAATGCCCGTGTAGTCGCATTCGGTGCTTCTGCTGGCATTATTTATAACGTACAGAAGGCTTTTAGCGCATTAGTAAACTCTACTATTGAGGTAGAAAAATCGCTGACAGATATAAATATTGTTCTAAACACTTCTAGTAAAGGAATTAAGCAGTTTGGTGATCAGTTATTCGTTGTAGCGAAACAAACAGGCTCTTCCTTTAAAGACGTAGCAACTGCCGCTACGGAATTCTCAAGACAGGGCTTGGGTTTGCAAGAGACTTTAAAAAGAACAAGAGACGCTCTAATTCTTACTCGTCTATCTGGTCTTGATGTCGTTTCTAGTACTGAAGCCTTGACTTCCGCTGTAAACTCTTTTACAAAAGAAGCTCTTACAACTACTGAAGTTGTTAATAAATTAGCTGCTGTTGACGCTAGATTTGCTGTTAGTTCAAGAGACCTTTCTGAAGCTATTCAACGTGTAGGTTCTTCTGCAAGCGAGGCAGGAGTTAGCTTCGATGAACTACTAGGTATTGTTACCGCTGTTCAACAGACAACTGCCCGTGGTGGTGCTGTTATCGGTAACGCTTTAAAAACAATTTTCACAAGAATAGAGAGACCTCAAGTTATTAATGATTTAAGAGATTTTGGAGTTACTGTAACCGATATCTCTGGTAATGCACTTCCAGCAATAAAAGTTATTGAAAATTTAGCTCAATCTTTCCAAGGCTTGAGTCCAGTTGTTAAATCTCAAGTCGCTGAATTAGTTGGTGGCGTTTATCAGATTAACATTTTAAAAGCTTCTTTGGCGGATCTTTCTAAAGAAAACTCTATATTTGCAGGTGCGACAAATGCTTCTTCAAGAGCCGTTGATGAAGCTATCGTAAAAAATAAAGCTTTAAATGAAAGTTTATCTGCTCTTCTAAGCGAAACCACTGCTAATGTAACCCAATTTGCAACTAAAGTAGGATCTGTAAGCGTTGCTCCCGGTATTAGAAAAATATTGGGATATATAAATGAAGAGCTATCTTCTATTAATGAAAAAGACTCAGAGAGCGTTGGAGCTAAAATTGGAACAGGAATTTTAACTGGTATTACTAATTTTATTACTGGCCCCGGTTTGATAATTGGAGCTTCAGTATTAGGAAAGCTTTTTGCTAACTTTGGTAAGTTTACTGGAGATGCTGCTAAAAACTTATTAGGATTAAATACTGTAGCTCAACAACAAGCCGTTGTACAAGGAGAAGTATCTCAAATATTATCTCGCAATCCTGATCTAATATCTGCGATTATTGCCGGTTCAAAAACTCGTCTTCAAGTAGAAAAAGAAATTAAACAAATACTGGTTGAGCAATCTGCTTTGTCTCAACAAATAGCTGTTTCTTCTACTTCTATTTCCAAATCTTTGATTACAGGAGGATTGGGTGTTTCTCGTTCAGGATCAGTAACTAGAAGATCTGCTGGAGGCTATATTCCTCCTCAAGATAGAATGTCAGAAATCATGACTGCTACTAAAGGTGGTTATGTCGCTGGTAATGTAGTTAATGCTCCTGCTTCTATTGGTGGAATAATGAATACTGCCGAAACAGTAAAATATGTTCCCGGATTTAGTCAGCCATTTATTCTCCCTCCAGCAGGTTCAAAAGCAGCTTCTTCATTAGCTTCTCGCTCAATGAGTCAAACAGGAATTAATCCTTATATGGCTACTGGTTATGTACCTAACTTTGCTCCTACAGTTGAACAGTGGCTTACTGCTGGTCAAGCAAGAGGTCAATATAAAACTGCTGTATTAAATCCAGATGGTACTCTTGGCGGTAAATGGACTAATGCTACTTTAAATGGAGCTTATGATAGCGGAGTTCCTATTGAAGAAATTAGAAGAATTTCTAAAAAACCAGACTGGTTACCAAAACAAGCTGCTTTAGAAAGAGAAGTAGGAAGACAGGTCACTCAACTGCCTCCATATATGGCTCAGGCAGACATGTTAACTTTAGAAAGCCCAGAAATGTCTGGGAAAATAGTACAAAGAGGAAGAGGTGCTGGAAATGTTCCTATTGCTTTTAAAGTTGTTAATCTTAGCAAAGAAGCTTTGCAAAATTCTCAAGTAGATTTAAGATCAAGATCTGATTCTTTCGCTAATCAATTATTAAGTGAATTTGCCAATAGTTTACCCGGAGGACAAAAGGCTACTGAAGAATCAAGAAAAAAATATCTTAATGCCGTTCAAAATCCAGCAGCACAATTTGCAGGAAAAATATTTGAAGCTGGAGTTAATCTTTCAAGAGATTATGTTAGAGAGCCACAAGGTCAAGCTAGAGGAGATTTTGACATTAGAAGAGGAGAAAATATTGCTAAACTTCGTGATTTATTTCCCGGATTTACTAGTCCATTAGGAGACTACAAACTCAGATACGATGACTATAGTGAAGCTAGTTTTGTAAAAAAGATTGAATCTGAATTTGGAGGATTTATTAAAATATTTGAAGATGAGGCAAGAGCAAAAGCTGGTTCAGTAGATATCGCAGCCGAAGCTTCTAAACTAAAAGCTTCTGGAGCTAAAGTCACAGAAATCGTTAAAAGTATTGCTCCCGGTAGCAAAAAGGCTCTTGGCTTTATTCCTAATTTTAATGCTTTATCAAATGCAATAAATAACGAAATGGCGGCAGGTTATTCTGCTTCTCAAATTAGAGTAGGACAAAGTGGTCAATTAAAATCATCATTTAATCCAATTGGCCTAGGAGTTTATAACACAACCGAAGGGACTCTAGAAAATGGAATTTCTTTGGCAAGGAAAGCTGGAGTTAATCCTCAAACTAAAGGGATGGCAGAGGGTTTTATTCCTAATTTTGCTGATAAGTTTGATATTTCAATGGTAACATTTTCACTTATAGCTTTAGGAGGGCAATTAAAATCTTTAGCTGGAAGCTTTAAAGAGATAAATGCTCAAAGTCAAAACCTAATAAAGAACAAGAGAACTGAGGTTGCTGAAAGCGCAAACTCTATTAAGAAACTAAGAAAAGAGGCTCAATCGAAGTTTAGTTTCTCTAATATAGATGCTGATTTAAATGTTACTGGAAGGCTTAGAACTACTGGAGGAAGATTTGCCAATCCAAAACAAATTGCAGAATTTGAAAGCATAAGAGCCAGAGTAGAAGAACAAAGAGCTATAGCTTCAAGAGCTTCCAGAGAGCAAAGAATTGCGTCAGCAGGTTATCTTAATCCTTTAAGTTTAAGAGAGGGAGGGAGATTAAATTCCTTGATTAGGACTTCTGGTACTGGTGCTGGATTAGCAATTGCAGGGGTAGCTAATATTGCAGAACAATTTGTTCCAGAATCAAATAAAACAGGTAGAGCGGCGCTTTCAGGTATTGCAGATGTCGGTCAATATGCGGGTTTAGGTGCTGCATTTGGGCCAATTGGTCTTGCTGCTGGTGCTTTGGTTGGAATTGGAGTTGCTTCTAAAAAAATAGTAGATTCAAAAGCTGAACAAGCTATTTTTGATATTTCTACAAGTTTGGATAGAGTTAAGGAGTCTTCTTCTAAATTTTCTGGAGCATCGCAAACCTATGCAACTTCTTTAGAGAATTTGCAAAACGCTTTGAATGATCCTAAAACTCAACCTCAAGCTTTATTAAAATTCCAAACAAGCATTACTGATTCTCTTGCTTCAATTCCAGAAGAATTCAGAGCTAAGATTTTGGCCGCAGGAACAGATATTGGCAAGGTATCTGAAGCGATTGCTAAGGTTAATAAAGAAATGGCAGATTCTCAAAAGAATTTAGAAAGACAATTGGCAATTACTCAGTTAGTAAATGATAAGACGGGCTTTTTTGCTGGAAGTACTTTGAAGAAATCTGATCAAGAGCAGTTGTCTAGATTATTTACTCAATCTGTAAACCCTCAAAATATTCTCTCTGGCTTTAAGGGTGGCGCAGGAGAATTCGGAAGTTTTGTTAGCGGTCTAAGAAGCCAAGTTTTTAAAACTAGTAACTATGTAGATTACACTAGTAGCCCCGAAAGCATAGACTTAGAATCAGCCCCAAGGATGGTGACTCAAACAGTCATTAATGAGCAAGCTTTAAAAGGAATAAGATCTCAATTAGAGGCTAAAGGAATTTTCGGACCAGAGTTAGCTGCTAAATTCGAAGAGGTTTCTAAGAAAATTAGTCCTGAAAACGTAAATGCTTTATTTGATGCAATTGACGAATTTGGAAAAGGTATTTTTAGTTCAAAGCAAGCTTCAGATAACCTTTTGGCAGTTCAGAAACAAAATATTGAAATAGCAAGAAAAAATGCAGAGACAATAAAAGATTTAAATCAAGCTTATGAAAGTTTAAATCTATCTCTTTCTTCTCAGATTGAAGCTGAGAAAAATAGAGCATCTACTCTTAGAGATTTAAATAAGATACAGGCAGAAGGCTCTGTGCAATTAGCTACTGCAAGAGTAAGAGGTGCTTTAAGTTTGGCTTCTCCTTTTATGAGCGAAAGAGGAAGGGCAGAACAAGAAGCTAATTTAGCAATTACTGAAATACAAAATAAGCAAAATTCTGAAGTAAGAAATGCTTTAGATAAAGGTTTGTCTTCTTTAACAGATGTTATTACAAAGAAGGCCGAAGATATAAGATCAAAAGCTTTGCCAGCAATAACAGATACATCAAAAGGCCCAGATGATATCACAAAAGAATTAAATACTTTCAATAAAAATATACAAGGTATTTCGCCTCTTATCTCGACTTCTCTAAAGGAATTAAGTTCTGGCGGCAATATAGAAGAAGTAAAAAATAAACTAATTCAAGGAATTTCTGAGACAGGTCTTTTCAAAAAACCAGAAGCTGAATTAATCGCAGGAGAGCTACAAAATACTTTTGAAGGAGTTCTAAATGAATTAACTAAAATTACTGAGCAAGGAAAATTTGATTTAGCTATTCAAAAGATAAATTCTGATTATCAAAGAAGATCTTTACAGTTAAACGAAAAGATTTCTTTAGCTGGTGGCGCAGCATCTTTAGGAAGCACTGGTCAAGTTGGAGTTTCTGATTTGTTTGATAAATTAACTGAATTGACTTCTAGCTTAGGGCAAAATGTTAGGGTTGGAAATCCAATAGAAACAGGATCAGGTTTCTTTAAATTACTAGATACTCTTTCTAATCAATATGGAATTAGAGGTGGAGGAGTCGGCGCAGAATTAGCTCCTTTAGAAAATGCTTCTATATCTGCAAGGGCAGGACAAATTAGAAAAGAAAATGAAAGACTTAGAAAACTAACGAACATTAGTTTAATATCTCAAACAGGAACAGGTATTCAAGCTGGTGGAGCTTTAGATGAAGCTTTTAATAAGTTAAATGAAGATGCGGTAAGTATAGCAATCGACCAAGTAACCTCTCAGTTAAAGCTGGAGAATATTGGTACTTATTTTGATTTATTAGCTCAAGAAAGTAAGTATGCAAATGAATTAGCAAAAACTCAAACAGAGATTTTAGCCAAACAAGCTCCTGATATTAATGCAAATTTCGAAAGAATAACTACTCAACAAGTAGGCGCAAAATTAGATGCATTGAATTCTTCACTAAGCGCAGCATTAAAAGAAATAGTTGCCACTCAAAATAGAGTAGAATTAGAAAAAGAGATTAGGAATTTATTACCAATTGCTTCGGTTATTGAAAGAGAAAAAGCTTTGACAGAGATAAAGTCACAAATGGTAAATCCAGATATTCTTTTTGGAGGCTATAGCCCTAGTGGCTCAGGTTTACCATTAGGCGCAAATGATACTGGGCCTTTTAGTCAAGCTGAACAGACGGGTAGAGAAAGGTTGGCTTCTAAGATAAATATACCTCTTGAGAATTTAAACTCTATTTTGGCCAAGCTTTATCAATCTCAAACATCTACCGCCCTTAATATTTCTAATAAGACTAATGCTCCTGCCGCTGCTTCCGGTTTTAGATTTTATGAATTTAATGCTTCGAATAAAAATACCTCTTCAATCACGCCTATAAAGCCTCAAAGCTTAATTGATGCTGAAAAAGCTTTAGCTAAAACGCAAGAAAACATTCAAATTCAAAAGAATAAAAAGATAGAAGAGATTAATAGAATTTATGGAGAAGGCGACAAAGATCTTGCTGATCAATTGTTATTAGAAATGCAAATAGCTGATGAGAGAGAAAAAATAACCGAACGCTTAAAAAAGACTAATGAAGAAGTAAAGAGATTCTACGATTCAGCTTATAGCAACACATTCTTTAAAGAAGAAAGAGCCGCCGTAATGAATAGGCGCATAGAAGATCAAGCTCGACTTGGTAATATTGATTTTGGAGGTATTACTGAAAAGAATACTACTTATAATAGAGCTGATTTTGCCAGAGAT